AGACAATGTTCTACTGCCACCGATACCGCAGACAATCCGTATGTTCCAAACCACATCCACATCTCATTGTCTCTTTGCTTTTTATCTAAGTTGTAAGCATCCGCATAAGGCTGTAAATCAGCCGGACAAGACGTGTCTATGTCATGCACAGTAAATCCGTACCCCTTTGTAACTAAAAGCCAAAACGGGCGGATTTCCGCGCAATACGTTTCCCATGTAAGCTCTCTCTGTTCTTCTACTTTTTCCTCGGAGTTTTCTTCTCCGCTTCTTTCTGCTCTGCTTTGAGCAGTTTTGATAAAAAACCGTTTTCAAGTAACTCTGTTAAAAGTGCATTGTAAAGTACATGAACATCTGCATCTTCTCCGTCAAAGTAGTCATCCAGCATGGCATATACTTTTCCAAGCTGCTGTTCCTTTTCTTCTTCAGTTTCCAAGTTGTATCCAAGCTCCTCTTTGTGAAACTTCTGCGCGCCTACAAGGATTAACTCCGGAATAAATAAAAGGATTTCGTCAACCGCTTCAATATTTTTCATCTGGTCTAATTTTGCTACTTTCTTGATAATTCCGCTTTTCACGGTTGCTTCATATCCGAATTTGATCTGTAACTCTTTCTCTCCAAGCTTTAATTTTGTCATTTTCTTTCCCTTTCTCCCTCTCATATAGGGAAAGGGCAGTCCGAAGACCGCCCTATTCTTTTAAACTGTTCCCTCAAGTTCCGATTCGGTTGTCTGATTATCGTCAGCCGATTCAACCGAACTATTCGACTGACGTGTTATTCCCCCGGTGTAAACGCCACGGCCGTGTCCATTCCCTTGTATTCCTCAATGGTAAGGTTCATTTCAACCGTCAAAAGCTCATTCTGACCAATTTCCGGCTGCGGTATCTGCTCCGGTGGCTGCGCAACCACAAAAAACGCATCTGCAAATCCAGGAATAATGGTTTCAAACCACATTCTTTTCCCATCGGTAAGCGCTTTGTACGCCGTGATAAGTGCTTCCCACTCTTCTTTTGTGGCGTCTGTAAGGTTTACCGTGATAGGGAATGAACCGCCTGTATCTGCGCGCCCCTTTACATATCTGGTAATTGCATCCTCTAAAGCGGATGCGTCGATCTGTTCCGGCTCAATGTTAATACCGCCAATCGAGTTAATTCTTGTGAGTTGTTTAAACGATGTAGGCTTTGTTCCGGCTGTCGCTTCTGTGCCATAGCCAAAAGTAATTCCTAACGTAGACAATCCTGCTGCTGCCATTTTTACCTCTCTTTCTACCGCTAAATAATGCGGTTATCAGACGCATCTCTTTGCGCCCGGTGCATAAAAAATAGAGCCTTTCGGCTCTTTTACATCAATCTGTCGTTGGCTCCGATTATCCGCCGGAACCTTGCAACGCTTCTAAATTTTTTTTCGCTGTCGTTTTTAAACTCCGGCATTGCTGTGATTTGAAATCGCATCTGTTTAAAGGCATCAGCTAAAACAGCCATAATCCCTTTTGCATCGCTCTGCTTTGTGTTTGTAATGACGTCAACCTGTATTGTTTCCTGCACCGCATTTACGGATGTGCCCTCTAAATCTGCCCCACGTTCAAGCCCCGGCATCTCGTGAATGTAAATAGTCGGGAAAACAGGGTCTTTATCAAGGTTCTTTTCAACCGTTGTAAATGCAGTGTCAAAATTCATGCTTTTGTATTTCTTCTTGAGTTTTGGTTTGGCTATCGTTACAACATTGGAGAAAATGTTTGTTTCAAGGTCAAATACCCACTGGTTGTCTGCCATTATTTAACCACCTCATATGTTTTCTTGAAAATATCTGGCTTGCATGGATATAATTCTCCACTTACACCGCGGATAATATAATCTCCAACAGTAACATGATGGTTTCCTTCAAGCGTCTTAATGTAAAGTTCGCATGGCGGCGCGTCTTCTGAAATCGGATTCTGGTAAAACAAAACGCCTTTTTCAAATGCTTCTGACGCCCATTTCGGCACGTACCAATTACCGTCTTTATCTTTCAAATCACCGTCATACTGAAATGCTTCAATTACTACCGGTTTTTTCCTGTACTTCATTATCCAAACACCTCCTTCGCTGTCTGTGTAACAATCTGACGCAACTCATTTGCGGTCAGATACATGAATGGTCTGCTTGGCATTCCCTCTGTAAACCACCAATCGCCATTGTCGTCCTGATAAAACCATCCATATCTTCCATCTGAAATCTGATGGATAGTTTTTCCACTTGCGTACTGCCACGAAACACCCTCTGGCAGTTTCCCAGGATAAGGACTTTGCTGTCCCACAATTCCGGTTCCAAACTCAACAAATGCGGCATGGTCTGTACCGGCTATTACCGCCCATATCCCGCCGCCCTTAGTGCTTCCTTCATATTCCGCGTGAACACTTGAAATCAGTTCCGATGTAAATATTGCGTCAAGGTCAGCAATTTGCACTCTGGCAATCTCTACGCCCTTTTCCGCGAGTTTTTCTGCCAATAGCTGACATTTATATGTCAAGCTGTTTTGATAGGCTCTAAGCTCTCGTATGGCTTTCTGAATAGACTTTTCAGACAGGCTCATTGTGATTACTTTCTTTCCCATGCCGCACCTACTTCACATTTTTTTGCAATAAGAACAAATCAACCGTCAATCCCTCGTCTGCAACACCTTTTACGATGTAATCAGCCGAATTTTCGTCAACGATTGTATTCTCTTCATCTTTGTACCTTACATCTGACCGTTTCCATACCAAAGAGCCGACGCTCAATGGAAGTTTCCCTTTGTCCTCGACAATCTGAACAAAGTTTGTTGAATTGTCAACGCCAAACTCTTTTATAAGTGCTTCACTCAACTTATTGCTGATTGAAGAATAAAAAACCACAGGCTTCTCATAACCTGTGGTATACTCTCCGGTTGTTTTCGGTATTTTGTTTCCATCTTCATCGAGGTAATAAATTACATTTCCATCCGAATCAGTATATGAAGAATATTCGATGTTTCCATCCTCGTCCGTCACATACACCGGAACCTTTCCGCTCTGTAGCGAATAACTCATTTTTTGCTTATTGATCTCAAGCATTTCACTTCACATCCTTGCCAAACCGTTTCCACAGCTCAGAAAGCTTTTCCCATCCATACATCGCGACAAACGCAACAATAAATCCTGCAATAATAGCCGCCAAGATCATATACCATAAAATTGATGTCTGGATGTACTGCATGTATGCCACAAACGCAGCGACCGTGATACCGATGGAAAGGACAAATACCAAGATGTCCGTCGGAACCTTAGAAAATACGCCTACACCTTTGATTACCTGTGTTACCACAGACACAACAAATGCCAGCGCACCAATAACCGCCAGAATAATTGTCATGTTAGCAATTACCGACTGTATAATATCCATGATTAAACCTCCTTTTCATCATTAAGACGGGTTTCTATTCCGTCAATTCTGTGATGAGCCGATTTCACACTTTCCTCCACCTTTATGATCCTGTTGTCATGAGAATTGATTTCTTTTCGCATCTCGGAAACTTCATTTTTGATCTCGGTCGTGTTGTTTGAAATGGCATCCAACTTCATGTTAATGCGTGTGTTTTCCCTCACGCGTTCTTCAAGATCCGTGTTGTCTGTCCTTTTGTTGCTCTTCAAGCCCATAAAGACGGAAAAACCAAGCGACAGCACGCTTATAATGATTGCTGTTGATATTTCAATCGTCAAATCATATACCGCCTTTCATTTTTATGGCACACCGCCCACCACCGCTCAATGTGTGCCGCCTGCTACGTTTTGTCGACGCCGACAAAACGTAACGCACAATCTTCTTTTATTAATGCCCTATAGGCGATGTTAAATTGCTTTTACAAACGGAAATACACCGACAAACAGGCTTTCCCTGTCTTTCCAGCTACGGCTTACGCCGTTTTCTGAATAACTTGCCATATAGGCTTCTCCTGCCTGTGAATGGTCGTACACGGCTAAATTGACGATTACATCCTCAAACTGTTTCAAATCCTCGTATATTTTTTCATCCGTGTAGCTTTCCGGGTAATTCCGCTTGCTTACCACTTCATTTCTTGCCTGCTTGATAAGCTGTTCAATGTAAGGATTATCTTCTTTCTGGTCGAACACGACAACATCAGAAGTAACACCATCTTCATCCGTAACGGTTTCAATATGAAATTGTTTCAGTCTGATTTTGACCTGCTCTAATGTTGTATATTCGTCCATTCTTCCCTACCTATAATCCGAACTGCTCGATCAAAATGCGTTTCAGTTCCGCTCCACTGATTTCTTCTGCACCCTCGATCCCATGTTCAGCGGCAAGTGCCTGTAAATCAGAAGTGCTCATTCTGTTAATCTCTGTCTTGGTGTAACCGCCGGAAGATTTCTCTCCCGGAACAATGTCCGGGATTTCATCTCCTGCTTTGTACCATCTTCCATTTCGCTTTACCGTGTATTCAGCAATCATACCGCACCTCCTACGCAACTTTCATGACAACAACGCTGTCCATGCCCTCAAAAGTAGGCAATCCGATCATTGACACAACGCAATGAGTGTTGATCGGATGATTTGTTGCGTATGTATATACCGAAATGCCGGTTTCTACAATAGAAAGGTTTCCGTCTGTTAAACTTCCGCTTCTCTCTTCCGGTGTCTTTCCAAAGACATAATCTCCAAGGTACACACCGGATGCCTGCGCCGAAATAACTCCTGTAGGAATAAAATATTTGGTAGCACCGTCTGCAGGGTCGATGTAAAGTTTGTCGTAAACTTCAATCTCGATGCCGTATCCTCTAAGATACTCTGTAACCTGCCCCTGCTGTAAGCGAATACCGCCATTGTAAGCAGTAATTCCAAGCACCTGTTTCTTTGTATCCTCCGCCTTAAGAACCATCTCCCATGTTTCTGTATTCATGCTAAAACGTGCAAGGGAATATCCGGTTTTCTTTGCAAACTCACGTTTAATCTCGATAAGGTCGTCAAGTGGTGTTGCTGTTTCTGGTGCAGACCATTTATCGGTATCGCTTCCGGAAATATCCTTGTAATGATCTCTCTTGTGCGCCACTCCATTGTCCGAAGTATAATCCACATAGTAGCTCTTTCCGCCAATTGTTACCTGCACTCTTGGAATACCATCAGATGGTGCTAATAACTGCCAAATCTGGCGTTCCGGCACTACTCTTGCCCCCTCAATAAGCATCATCGGTTTTTTGCTGATTTCTCTAAGCACCTGGTTTGCCATGTTGGAATTTTCTGCCGACTGGTAATTTGCATACTCCTGCTCTTCACGCTCTGTTACCATGTAAGATTCACGGTAAAAAGGCATCTCGTTCTGAATGTCAGAAAATCCACCGACGTCTCTTAGCTCTGCCTGCGCATCAAAATTGGATGCCTTTAAGGATACCGGAAGACCGTTTTTCCCTTTGATAAATCTAAGCTCAAGGCTGTCCTGTTTTCTGGTTCCAAATTTCTGTCTGCCTAAGTAAGGCGCAGAACCAAGCGTTTTTTCATAATTATTCCACATAACCCCAAGGCTTCTTGCGGTAAATGCTTCTGCTAATGGTAATGCCATTCTCTAATACCTCCATTTCTTAATCAAAAAAAGTGACACGCGGTGTTGCTGCTTTTGCAGTTTCTTCCACGGTCACTCCGTTCGCTGTTACCTTTGCGCTGTCAATAGAACCCTGATATACATAAGTTCCAGGCGCATCTCCCATTGTTACGTCAACATCTTCCAGAAGATACCCTTTGCAAGATTCGTCATTGCTTGGGAACGGTGTCCCTGCCTTTGCAATCTTCTTTCCGTTTGCATCGGCACTTGACACCATTGTCTGCGGAACGATGCACGCCGCACCCTCATAAGGAAAGAATTTTAAAATTCCTTTACTCTGTGTAAAGTCTCTTTCAATCGGTTTTCCCATAATTTACCTCCTATAAAACATAATGGTCTTTGGCTTCTGCATTTTTTGCCGGTTCGCCAAAGCTGATACTTTCGGCATTTTCAACATCTGCCGTTTTTTTATTGTCTCCACCTGCAGTACCGCCGCCCGGATTTTCAGAATTATTTGCGATCTCCTGTTCCTTTGCCTGCGCTGCTGCTGTTTCCTTTTCGGATGTAATCTTTCCAAGAGCGTCATAATCAAGGCTTCCATCATCTTTGACGACCGTTTTTGCCTGCTCTGCATTGATTTTTAACTTTTCCATCAATGCTTCGCGCTGGTCTCTGATGGCGTTTTTTTTCTGCATATCTGCAATCTGCTGATTTGCTGTCTCTAACGCCTTGTTTGCTTTTTCAAGTTCCGTGAGGTTTCCTGCTTCCATTTCATCCAGCTTTTTCTGCAACTCATATGCGCTGTCTGCCTTTGCCTTAAGCTCTGCTGCTTTTGCCTGTTCTCTCTGTACGGCACTGCCGTAATCAGCAATGATTTTCTCAACATTTTCCTCACTGATACCCATTGCAATTAACTCTTCTCTTTTCATTGATTACCTCCGATATGTCTTTACGAATTTTTGCGGTGCAACGACACCGAATGACACTGTTGTTTTTTACGCTCACAACTTTGCGAATTTTTATAAAATAAAAACAGCAGCCGATTACTCGGTAGCTGTCTTATTTTGCTGTTTATTTAATTGATTTACAATTTCCTGCGCTTTTTGTTCCTGCTCTTCTGCATCATCAACTGTTTTCCACAACACATCTATATATGGCTTAGACAAGAGAAATGTCTTTTCAGAATCTCCCCAAAGTCCCACCGTTTTAATGGCAATAAGAGGATGTATGCCGCACTCTAAAAGCTGATATAGTGTTTGCGACTTTGTATACATATTGTCTTGAGGGCTATGATTGATTTGCACATCAAAATCCCTCATTGACAATTTCAAATCATTGTCCTTAACACGTATTACATTTAAGACAACTTTTGCAAGTCTCTTCTCTGCCGATTTCACAATTGGGTCTTTTAATTTTGCTCTTGTCTTTGAAAAATCCCATCCAGCCCTTAATGATACTGCTCCTTGTGTATCTCCTCCAGAGTTTTGTGACTCTCTGTTTGGTATTGCTAATATTGCCAATGCATTGTCCCACAAATCATCTTTTGCCACCTGGCACTGGCTTTGGTTAAGTTCCTGTGTCATAATCTCAACATCGGCTTTGTTATCCTTATTGTTAGACTTTACAGTCAGAGCATGGCTCATTTTCATCTCTTCAAACGTTTTTTGGTCAATCTCACAGTTTACAAACTTAACCCAGTATTGAACAAACTGCTCAATTCCATCCATTCTGTTTGACTGCATGTTGTTTATGGCATCCAGAATACCTATAACAAGCTCAATATCAGAAATTCTCTCGTGATTGTTTGGGAACTCAACAATAGGAATGCTTCCAAATGCGTGCAATTTCCATTCAGAAACTACTCCATTTTGAATTTTGCATGAATGACTGTCTGTATAGCACAGTTTGTACCATCTTCCATCCTCGTCCTTAAGTTCTTGTACTGCAAGAACCGGTTCTTCCGTGCTCCGATTATAAATAACACAAGTATTCATCGGAGTAGGAGCAACAATCTGAAATGGTATTTCTCCATTTGCAAATCTCACCGCCTTGAAAGATGTTCCGGTTGCTGACTGCCATTCACCAGCTTTAATGTCCTTTTCCTGCTTATTTGCGTCTACAAGATAATCATTCAGCGCATCCACTGCCTTGTTAATCGTATCATCATCTTTTCGACTGATAAACTGGATTGGCTCGCCATATGTCTGCCCTACTTTGAACTGAACAATCTCATATGCATGATTTTCTACTATTTTGTTTGTAATATCAGCATTTTGTACCTTTAATCGGTATAAAATCGTCTGATCTCCTTTGTAATACCGCCATAGGTATTCTATGATGGTTTTGTTGTAATAATAATTACCGATGCAGTCTCCCACCACCTTGACAATATTGTCTGCTGTGATGGTTTCAACATCAGTATATAAAATTTTTCGCCCATAACAGCCCTTAACAAGATCTTGGAGAGATTTATTATTCATAATTGGCTCCTAAATAAACGTCATCCCACTGGATGTTGACCGGATTGGAAGAGATTTTAATTCTGTTTTTCCATTTTCCGGATAAAATACCACTTTTTTGTGACATTTCCTACATTCCACAGAAATGTTCATTGTTGAACGCCCATCGTGCGTGGCAACTTTTCTTCCACACCGCGGGCAATATATTGTTTTTGGTTTATATCCCATAAAATCCTCTTTTCTTTTCAAAAGAAAAAGCACCGGAGATTTCTCTACGATGCTTTTCCAGATTGTGGGAGGTGAAGTATTCAACTTTTGTTGTTTTCTTCGATTATAACTATATCATTTTTTCAATATGACATTCTATGACATTTTACAAATAAGTTGCTCCATATTTTTGCTCAAATTTTTTTAATGCAATTCCATGAAGCCTTATTGTCTGTCTCCAAGAGTAATTCATTTCGGTTGCAATAACCTCAAATGTCTTTTTTTCTATGTACTTTGAAAACAACACATTATAGACATTCTCATCTTCCATGCTGTCTATCTGGCTGACAATCTGATCTCTTTTAATGATATAATCATCAACCAGTGCATCGATCTTCCTTTCCATTTCATCAATCTTTGCCTGCTTCGCGCCTATCCTGTCAAAATTTGGTGTTGTCATTACTCTTTCTTCATTTGTAATTGACGATATGCTGCATGCCAGCTCTTTAAGTTGTGCAAGCTCTATTAGCTTATTATTTATCATCCGGTTAAGCCTGCTTATCTGATTTAGATAGTCCTTTGTTGTCATATCAATACCTCCTAAACGGATTTACTGCCGCTTCTACTTTGGCTACGTTATTTCCATTTGTCACTCTAAGCGCAAAGTTTGAAAATACATCCGGCACATCATCCAATTGCTTTTTACCGGACACTGAATATCTCTTAAGAAGAGACATCATTACTCCATATGGATCATTTGGCTTATATAATGATGGGTCTTTGAATATAACGTGCTGCAATATCCAGTTAGAGCACTGAAAAATCCTTGCTTCCTTATTTGTCTCCGTCGGTGTATCTGTGATATTGCATATCCATCCTTTGGATTCCACTCGCTTGTTTACTTCCATTGCGACACGGTCCCCTCCGGCATTTCTCTCAAATTCACATTCCTGAACTTTGTTGTTTGTCAAAACATTTGCTGCATTTTCATACTGAACCTCATAATCTGCCGTGTTATCGCAAACACAATCCACGCAGTAGTAATCTTCTCCGTATTTTTGCAATACAGGCAGAACAAAATAGTCTGTTCCCTTTCCCTTTGTATCGCACTGACCGGTTACAATCTCCGGCTCTCCATGCGGCAAATTAAGATACCGGCGTATTTTATCTTCCGGAAACAGCAATCCCTCACGCTCAATCGGTTCCTGTTTGTAAAGGCATCTATATGATATGTCGTCCATCAATAATTGCTGGTCTTCAAAAAATTCTTTTGTAAAACCGGAGAACTCATATTCAAAGTTGCTTTCTCCTGTAACTGGGTCTACATCCGGTACCGCAATAACCTTTACTCTCGGATTACCCTCGTACATATTTTGTATGCGCCCTATGACGTCGTGTACGCTCCATCTTGTGGCAATATGTATTTCCTTGCAGTTCTTACCGTCCGTGTCCTGTATCTTTCTCTGTCTGGCATCTACAGCGTATTTATCCCACAATTTATCAAGGATAATGGGATTCATTGCTTCTTCAATGCCGCCGATCATATCGTCAACCAGTAAAAACTTAGAAGCCCTTACTTTACCTGCATTCTTACTACCAACAGACGTACATTGTACGGATGGAAACGATTTGTACTTCCCGACATTAAATTGCTCCATCTTTGCGTTTGTGCTCGTCACGGAAAGATCTGGAAAAATTTCATTCCATGTATATTCTTCCGTATTTGTAACGATATCGTACACACCGTCATAGTACATTCTGGTAATATCTCCGCTGTGCGAATAAAAAAGGCTGAAATCTCTCGGAAACCATCCGGCGACAAGCGCGTGAAACATTTTTTCAACCGTTGTTTTACCCGCACCTGGGACAAGGGATACGCACAGGATGTCATATTTATCATCAATCATGCCTTGCAGCGCATCTATAAGTCCGATTTTTAAGAATTGCTTTCTTCTTGGCATGTAAAACCGCTCTTTAGGCTCTCTTTTCTTTTCCAAATACTGGAAAGCACTATCCACAACTTTGTTTTGCGCTTCCAGAAGCAAAATTCCGTAGTATTTGTCCAGAATTTCATAAGATACCTTGTTTTGGAATGAATATTTCTCTAAATCCCATGGTGTGCCACCTGTAGATTGAAAGATAAACTGCTCCGTCAGTTCTTTCGCTCTGGCAGAAACCTTTAATCCATACTCAACATCTTTTTCCGTCAATATGGCTACTCTTGCCGCTTCTGCCATGGCATTTATAACAGCTTCATCTATTCCATGTGTATTTATGTAATTTTCATATCCATTTACTGTGAAAATTAGGCTTGAACTTGCCAAAAGAAAAGCACCTCCGCAAAAAGCAGAAGTGCTTGTAGACCTCTGCCTATAAATGTTTTAGGTTAGCGGCTACAATCCATTTTGTAGTCGGTATGTCTTATTTTCTAATTCCAATAAACCTTGAACCCTTTCGCCGTATAATTACTAACTGCCTGTTTCAGTTCTTCCTTGCTTTTATATTCCTCTCGAAGCATGATTGCTACCTTGTTCTTCTCAACGGCGTATATTCCGCAGGTAACCGCTTTGCTCGCCGTATCAAGGACTGCTTTATACTGTTTGCTGTTCATCTCGTATGTGCTGTTATTGATATTTACAATCATTTTTCATAAACCTTTCAAAATCTTCCATACATTTATAGCACAAGTCGTATGTGACATTTAAAATGCCATTTTTTGTAATCGAATTTCCGCATAATATTCCTTTTTCAATTTCTGCACCACACCTATCGCAAGTGTGCCATTCTTTTTGATGTTTCATTCTTCCACCAACTTTCTGCCGCACATCGGGCAAAATGCAATATCAAAGTATCCTTTCGCCATACAGTGATTTGAATAAATCACAATTCCGGGGACTTTGTCCCCTGTATTCATCATAATTTGCGCATTTGTCAAATTCGTTTCATTTGCACACTTCTGAATGGGAATATTAGCGCCGAATATTCTGCCGTTATCGTAATCCTTGCAAAATTCACACATTTCAATCACTTCCTCATAAACCTAGGTTCACAATCTTCCAAAGTTGTTACTTCTATCATTTCCGGTTCATGTCTGCAAATCCTTCCGTTTGAATCAATATATGGTTCCATTTCTATCTTCGTACGGAAACCATATGGAGTTTTGCAATAAGGGCACGCTTTCTTGTCAATTTCAATTGGTGCGCCACAATTTGCACAATTTAAAACCATATTTATACCTCAATCAAAGTATCAATCAGCTCGGCACCATCGTGGAGCAAGGACTTGAACCTTGCACTTGAAACCTTTCGACTATCAGTTTCACGAAGCGTCTTACTCCGGCAAATACCTTTCTTGCCATCCACGAAAACCGCCATACGACGGTTAGCAATCATATTTTTCGTGCCATGCGTTGCACTATCCTGTGCGATATCACGGGAAATAGGCTGGTGAGGATTTGCACCTCACATAACAACGACTTTCCACAACGGGTAACACCCTTAACAGGTTCCTTCATTGCCTTGTTAATTCAATGACTTGTTCCTAACCAAAGCGTGGTTGTCTTATGCTTAAGCGTCTACCTTTTCCGCCACAGCCTAATTGTATTTTTGACAGCTCAGGCACCGTGGGATAGGCACCCGAACTATCAATAGGAATCCGCCTGTATTGCTCGTCAGCAAATTACGGGACAACCATCATCCAACACAAAGCGGTCTTCCGCCTTGCCGCACTCCGCGGCAAACGCCACCGGACGGTCTCGCACCGTCCTTAACAGAAACTTCCTAGTAGCGAAAGGAGAAATACGAACTTTTCGTATTCCGAGATAAGCTTTAAACCTATCTCTCAATCGGAACGGCAGGACTTGAACCTGCGGCTATCAATTCACTAGAGCATAGAAGAATGAAAAGATTGTTCTTTCCTCTGAACTACGTTCCGTCACAGCGCGCATAGCGCGCCGTTTATGATAGTATTTTTGATCTTTTTATTTTGCCAACGTCCACTAACACCGAATAATTGCTTACGCCGAGTTTTTTCTTGCAAAAACCGAATGCCAGTGGACTTAAGCTATACTGGATGCTCCGACTTCTCAGACTGGTGCTCAGCGTCACTGTCAAGATCCAGAACGTCGGTTTCTCCCGTATGTTTTTTTCTGCTTATATGTATTCTTCCGACCGTAGTTAAAATTTCCGGCAGGAAGCGAATACCAAATATCGGGTCATACAAAACCATATCATCATCTCCACATTGCAAATATATTGACAAGAAACAATGCAATAAGTGATCCAAAGACTGCCACAGCGTCCTTTTCGTTTCTGCTATCTCTTCCAAGCAAGAAAAACGTCAAAATCGCAAGGGCATCAAATGTTGTTATGACTGTTTTTAAAATCAACATGATTTACCTCCATTTTCAAAACTGCCCGTACCGGACTCGAACCGATAAATGCTGGGATCAAAACCCAGTGCCTTACCATTTGGCAAACGAGCAATGCAAACAATCTATTTCTCCGGCATATAGTAAACAAGGTTATCAAATACTGTTACTGCCATCCTTGGATCATCCATCTTGACGCATCTAATCGGTGCATTTTGTGATGCTGCAACTAATGCAGAAACTTGTTTCTCGTCCATATTTGTGCAAACTGCCTGTACAGGCGCATATGCTTTATGCATGTCCATAAATACTTCTGCTGCTCGTTCTGGTGTAGCATATTTCCCAATGACAAAAGTTCTTCCATCAAAAGTAGCGCTTATGCATTCATAGCTTGTTCTAAATTCGGTCCGGTCAAAATCATATGAAGCATCTTTTTTCTGTGACACAACCCTCATTCATCTTCCTCCGATCCGTCCCAATCCGGACAAGAAAACTCTTTTTCTACATAATCTCCGACATATTCGCTCTCATTGTTTGTGCAAAAGTAATCTCCATTCTGCTCTTCACAATAATCGCAATTAAAACACATTTCTAACATTTTATTTGCTGCCTTTTGGAATCTTTTTGAATTTTATTATCGAGTGTAATTTTTGAAATTTATCTGATGTGAATTTGATTTGATTGTCTTTGATGTGATTATCGATAAAGTATTATCGCACTATACCATGTGCTATATCCGATTCTGTATATCCCAATACTTTACGTCTACAACTTCCGAATGTACTTCGGTCAAGCATTCTATTTTTCTATTTACCATATCCCGGAAACTAATTTCAGAATCCGATTCTATTGGTGCAACAATTTTAAGTGGTCTCATATATTCCCTCCATGATAGACAGGCCTTTTTGTTTTTGTGGATATTTGAAGAACTTAGTATGCAACTCCTCCTGGGCTTTTGCAACCCCCTCCCCCTCCTGTTGGCTGCTTCTTCCGGCGTTTGCCTTTGCTTTAAATTATTCTAATTGTTCGTGCAATTCTCTGTTTGCGTTCTAACTATTCGTTAAACCTAAGTTTCTTAAACTGTTTAAACGAAATCATGCGGCGTAAGGCGCTTAAATACTGGGGTTTAAATTGTTTGAATTGTCTATCACGATTTCACCATTATCTGGGCTTGAATTGTCAAAGTTGTCCGGCAATCTCGCACAATTCCCGTTTCCAAGTTTGGGGAGCTCCGAAGCTGTCAGCGCTCTTGCTCTGGCCCCCTGGTCTCTCACGCCCGGCATATTAAAGCCGCAATACTTGTTGAGTGACGGCATGTAGCACATTGGATTGTTTTTTCCGGAGATCTGCAAGCCTACAAGACTTTCTTCCCTCATTTGGTCAATCTTTTTGCAAATGTCGGAAGCCGTGGAGCCTAGCCTTTCGCCATTTACCCATCCGTTAAGTGTATCTCTATGTATGCCAGTAAAAAAAGTAAACCCAACTATATTTATTACTTTCTCGTAATCATTGCAAAGTCTTATATATATATCTAAGACTTTATTGACCTTGTCAATATCATATTGATTGCTAATATGGTTGTCATCTTTAAGGTATACAGGGTTGATCTTAAAAACATTGTCATATACATACTGACAACAGTTATACCACCTATTCTGTGATACCTTGCACATATCTGCTATATTTCTATCATCCATCCAGAGGTGGATATATTTGTCGATGTCATCTTTGTATATCTCGTCTATATCTACTCTTTCTGCTCTCTGTGCATCTGACATATATATACCTCCTTTCTGAACCATAAAAATAAACCGATACAATCGAGATCATCAAGATCTTAACTGTATCGGCTGCATGACTTCCGTTTCCGTTCTCCGGGTCCTGTGCGCTCTCTGTTGCCCGGATGCTTTTTGATTTACGATAACAATATCATTTGTTGACAGCCTTTGTCAAGTATAAATTTAAACTACTGGGTATATCGCATATATAGATTATATTCGCGCGCGTTAAAATATATAGTTTATGTTTTTTGTACTGTTGATATATATTATATATTATTTACTCCTTGATAAAAAAAATACAATGTATTTGAGAGGATATACTAATCTAATCTTATCTACGTTTCCATTTCGTGTCCATTCTGTATACAAAATTTATCGCTTTAAAGCATAAACGTTAAAATAAATCAAAAAAGAGAGATAGAAAATATCTCCCTTTATCACCAGATTATTAACTTTTATTTTGTCTGTCTGGCGCTAAATCTGTGATGTCGTCTCCTGTCGGGACAACCGTCCAACCCTTGTATGTGTACCCTGGTCGCTGATCCGGCGGAAGTTGACCCATGACGCACCGTTTAACCCTGCTTAATCCTGATGTTATGTTGCGAAATTGCGCGCTATCCGGGGCACAATCAAATAGCTCCTCGCAGTTTTCCCGTAGCCAAAAATTTAATGATCTAAAACAATAATGTTTACCGTCTGGGGATATAAGGTGCCAGTTTTTGGCATTTACATTTGTTTCATACCGGCCGCTCTTAGGGCTTTTTTTTGCTGCCGGCGTGCCTTTTTGTAGGTTGTTAGTCAGCCCTTTCCCCCTTAACTTTTCTTTTGACGCCTCGCTCCACTTGTTCCGCTTGCCTTTGTGCGTCCGGCTTGCCCTTATTGATCTACAATCAGAAGAGCACGTAACCTTTTTGTCGCTTGGGGAGCACTTAAATTCTTTACCGCATATCACGCATTTTTTAATCATAAAATCTCCTTTGCAAGCAAATACAGGCAGACCTAACGCCTGCCTGTTAATAATTGCTTTATGTTTTAATACTGCGGGTTTTCTTTTGCCAACTCCCAAACCTCGCCGAACTTCTCCTCGTGCCGCTTCGCGTACTCGTCAAAAAACTCCTGCTCCGAGCACGGCGCCAGCTCTCGGTGGATTTCCTCGCGCAAATCGTCGTCCATTAAGTTCTCAGCTACTGCATAATTGATTTCTTTCCCATACTCGTTTACACATGTATTTTTCATGATTCATTCTCCTTTTTTTGATCTTGTTTGTTGTTACTGGGCGGCTTTTGCGCCGCCCTTTGTTGCTTGTTGCTTAGTTGTCCTCGATGCCCTTTTGGGTGTCGTCTATGAGACGATCAACCATTTTTTCGGCTTTCTCATAATCCTTAGCCTTCAATACTTCCTTAAGGTCTTTCAGATCCTGTAAAAGTCTTCTTAAGTAACTTTTAAATACGCTCATATCTTCGTCCATGATTTCCCTTTCTGGCTTTCGCCTTATTGCCTTTCGACAATATTATAATAGTCTATTATCGTGTATTTGTCAATAGTCTATTTTCATGTATTTATATTTTTTATAATATCAGTTATTCTTTTATCTATTCTGCATGATAAAACAAAAAAATTCTCCTTACAATTTTTATCCATTTTACTGTTATACAGGTTTACTCCTTTTTGCTGCAAGCAAGCTATATAATAATCTTCAGCGCAAAGTCTTTCTTCGCTTTTAAATTGTCCAGGAATTTCTAATAATTCAATAATTTCAATTTTAAAATTATTATCATAATCTTCCTGAAGGTCTTTGCAGTAATGCTTTCCAGCTTTTAATAAATTAACATGTGCTTTTGCTCTTTTTTTCAAGTTCTCTGTTTCTCCAATGTAAATTCTTCCATTATCTTTATTTATTATGGCATATATACCACCATTTCTATTTTCTGGATAAACAATATTCTTTTTCAAACGATCACCCTCTTTTATATTCCATGATGTCCCCAGGCTGACAATTTAAAAGTTTACATAAATTACATATAACTTCACAAGTCACATTTTCATTCTTTGTCAATTTTGCCACAGTGTTAGAATGTATTCCATTGCTTTTTAGCCACTGCTTATTAAGTTCCTTCTTATCCATAATCTGCCACAGCCTAGAAAAGTCTATTTTTCCATTATCTCCATAGTTAGCCATCTTTACACCTCTTTTCTTTTTATATATGATAATAGATTTTTCGTATTATGTCAACGTCTATTTTCATGTATCATTTTGCACAACAAACAATTATTTTATTTTGTCTATTATTGTGTATTTTGTCAATTGCCATTTTGTCTATTATCGTGTATTATAATATCAACAAGGAAACAAACGAAAGTGAGGGAAGCAGCATGAAAAGAACAGGCTTATTTATTACTTGGATGTCCGGAAGCAAAAACGGTAATGCAATCCAGGAATTTAAGAGAAACGGGATCAACTGGGAGTATAACCATTTCGGAGAACTTACCGCTGATTTTTACGGTATAGGAACATTTGAAAAAGTTGATTTTGAACACGTCGAAGGAAATGTTTATGAAATCTGTAGAGCATAGCCGAAACGCTCCGATCTGGAGCGTCAGCCGCGGGATGGTCTCCCGGCTCTGATGATGGCAGACCAGAAAGGGAATACATGCGGAAAGAATTTATAAAAAATGTATTAGATGTCGAAGTAAATGGATTTGCTTGCAAAGTAAGGTACATTGTTAGAGCAATGTATAACGTTATCGATGATGACGGATTCGCAACGATTGAGCAAAAAGTCATTGAGGACGTGACGCTATCTGATCAGGAGATCGAAGAAGAGGGCGGAGCATCTAAGGTATTGGAAGATCTTAAAGAGTGCTATGCACCGTTGTGTTGCAATTAGTCAAAAGCCTTCCCGCCCCGGAGGTTACGAGGACAGAAAGGGAAAATATTATGGAAAAAATCGTGAATTGGCTTATTTCTTGCGGTTACGGCAAAAATGAAGCTATCGCAGAAGCAAATAAAATGATAGAGGCAAACAGATGGGACGGAGTCGAAAAATGCTCAAGAGAATACGCCATAGAAATGATTCTTGAAAATTTGCAATAGTCGAAACCGCCCGAGCGGCGGTCTGCAGGAACTGCCCCACCTGCACTGATGAGACAGGGCGCACAATGAAAGGATGGTTAAATTATGGGATTTATGGAAAACTTACAAACAAAAAAAGACGACGCAAAAAGCGCATACATTAAAGCGCGGAACGAATGGGCGGAAACCAGAACCGCCGAAAACATCAAAGGGGATCCCGAAAAGTGGCGCGCCCTTTGTGATCGGAAAATGGATTGTATGCGATTGGGTGTTATTATTTAAGCAAAGTGCAGGCGGTGCAATGTTCCGGGGGAATTGCCCCCGGATTGCTTTTATCAATATGCCGTGGAGTACAGCACGCTAGGGGATTTTCTGGCGTGCTGTGGATTTTCTGGTTGTACTTGTTGCCACAGAGCAGCCGCGGTGCACATTGACTTTTTGGCGAGTTTGTGCATATAATGACTTATAGGCATGTGCGCGCCTATAATTGCAATGTCATGTAGACGTTTGCTTTATTTGTTGTACTCATTTTGCGCATTTGTGCGGATGTTTCCGCGCCTGCATTATTTCAGCGCTTCAAAACGGGCGGCTGCACATAGCAAGACCAAGTACGACCAGATCATGGATGAGTGCAATCTGAAATTGCACTTACAAAAAAGTTTCAAAAAAATTTTGCAAAAATCTGAACAAAATTCTCAAAATCTCAAAAACGGTTTTTCGTGCCGAAATCTGACCCTAGGGGGGTATCAAATTTTTTCCGAATATTTGGGCGAAAATTTCAAAAATTTTTTAAAAATTAAAAACCGAAAATCCTTTTCCAAATCTTAAGGTAGGGGGGATCGAAAATTTTTCCGAAAGTTTTCCGAAGTAAAAAGCAAAGCTTTTGCGGCATAATCGCTTTTGTTTAGTTCATCTATCAACTTTTCCCTTGTCATTCCAGGGTTTGTCTTCTGCACATACATTAACAATTCATCTATTTTGTCCACTATGCCGCCCTCCAATCAATGTTTGCCATCAAATCATCCAGCAAATAAATCAAATCTGCCCCATACAGGCTTATCCAGTCCGCGAGATACTCTTCCTGCTCGATTGGCATATGAATGTTATAGGAAAAGCAAAAACAATGGCAAAGCTCATGAGCCAGTATTTTGCGCAAATAACCATTTTTCGGTTTATCTGAAACATATATAGCTCTGTCGTTCCAATCTGTCACAGCAAGGCTTGTAGAGCCATCAGAGCGCATCAATTTATTACTTGCGCCGTGAACAAATTTTATTTTCCATTCAATACCATTTATTAAAAACATATTTTACCTCCAAAAAAGAAACCACCAGCCAAATATCAGCTAGTGGTTTCTAAATTCATGCTTATTTTACCTTTTATTCTTCAATAAGTAGGTAATTGATGTATCTTGTCGCCGTATCGTTGAGGTCTCTATTAAAATCAAGCAGATCAAGAGCGTATTCCGGTGGATATCCATAACTGGCGTAATATGCCTTTTCGATTGCGCGTAAGTTGTGCAGATCCGATAATTCCACTAGAATCTTGTGATATAAAAATTTTCGAGTCCAACCAAACCGTTCTAGGATTATACTTAACTTCCAGTTGTTCTTTGAAAACCATGTTTCCGTTTCATGTTTCCATCGAATCTCCCAGTGCTCAAACGGGTCTTTCTCCGGAATTTCAGCCTGCGGATTTTTCAGAGCCTGTTCCATGTCGTGAAAGCGATTGATGTATTGAGCTGTGAAAGCCGTTCCCTTTACTCCGGTCAGCTTGTGGGCGATAAATTCGCATCCTTTCTTCGTGATGTCGTAGCAAGGTCTGCTTTGGTTGTTAGCATCTTTATATGTATTTTCTCGAAAAAAATCAACCAACGCAATTTTGCTCTCGTTGCCCAAGCCAATATTGGCTTGGGCGATTTGTGATGTATATCGCCGTATATCTTTCAATAATTTGCCGTGTTCTTTCCCAACCATTTCCGAAACTTCCATACTGGTTAACGTCTGTTCTAATTGTTTCATATGAATATTGTTCATCAGCAAATCCCCCCTCTTATATTTTTGGAACATAAGTTCCATCCATAATGCCGATAGCAAGTTTCATGCCCTCTACGGCATAGAATCGGTTGCTGTCAGTAGTACAGTCAATAAGAAGTTCGAGCAATTCATCATAAACGCTTTCGCTCACAATTCCCTTAAGTCTCTCCATGAGCGGCTCAAAAAATTCGCGCCATTTCCCACCCTGTTCCTCATCTGCAATTTGACTTGCGTATACTATTTCTAAAAATTTGTTCATTATCTTGCACCGCCTTTCTTTCAAAAAATGTTTGATTCATCCGAAAGAAAGTGATATGATTGATTTATCAATTCATTTCGGATTGGTGTCAGAGTAGTCAGTTACCGCCAAGTAATGCTTGACTACTCTTTTTCTTTTTCCAAAAGAAGATGAATTCCTCGTCTTATAGCTTCGCCTTTAGTAAGATTGTATTTTTTACAATACAATCTCAATTTTAATTCAGTTTCTTTATCAAGACGAATGCTGAACCTGTTTGACTTTGGGTTATCAACTTTTGGACGACCTGCTGGTGACATTGAATCACTTCCTTTCTTGTCACACCTTTATTATATTTATGTCACACCAAAAAGTCAATATCTTTTTTCAAAAAATTTCCCTCAAAAATCAACACCCATATTTTGGGAGCAGTACATTCAAATCCACAAATCACTAGCTGATATTCAGTTGTCAATGTTCAAACAAACAGGGGCATTTCTGCCCCTGCCATTACATTTTGGAAACAAGCGTTGACAGCTTGCTTTTTGTCATTGTGCGCTCTTCCGGTGTCATATCTGAGATAAGTTCCGCCATATCCTCCGAAAGCTCTTTCATGTATTTTTCAAGGTCATGCATCTTTGCGTCCTTGTCCTCCGGCGTATTTCCTCTATGGAGTTCTTTGCTTTCCATGTAGGATTTACGGCTCATTCCGCTTTTACCCTCTCTGCGGTCACGCATACCGCCATCTGCCGCAATTGTAGGCTCTGTGTAATACATTCGCCCATGTGGTCGATCAATGTCGCGGTCATGCTCCATATCGTGATACATTTCCGGTGTCATGTGCCAGTAAGGCGGCTCGTCATATCCTCTCCGCGTTCCTCTTCCCTTTGGCGCAAATCTGCCGTCTGCATACCGGTAACGGTCATAATACCGTCTGCCGTCTCCGTAACGCTCAAACATATCAAGAACCTGCTCTGGGTCTGATTCGTCCATTGATTTTGTAAGCGTCCGGTAATACATGGCTTCCGCAAGGTCTTTAAGCATGTCCGTGACTTTTCCCATCTCTTCTGTATCTACACATTCGATACCTTTTGCAAACTCACACTCTGCGCTTTCAGACAGTTTTTCGATCATTTCGTGCATTCTCTTAATATCCATAAAACCGCCCTCCTTACGCTTCCCGGACTGCAATTAAATTGCTGTTCTGAACTTCGATTGCCTGCGTAGACGTATTCTGTACCGCTACCGTAACACAACAACCGCGAGGAACGTCCACATATGCCTGCGCCGAAACGTTAAAGAAGTTTTCAACTGCCGCCGGTGTAACAATCATTCGAGTTGACTGCAACGGTTCTCCGTCAATTGCAATAGCCAGTGAAATAGCTTCAACTGTGCCACCTGTAGGAATTTGAATGTTTCCGGAATAAGATACCAAAAATCTTGCCCGGCACTGATTTGTAAGTCCTCTTAATTTAACAATGCCGCTTCCCTGTCTATGAACAATGCATTTTGTTGCGCATACCGGAGTTTCTGTAAGTGCTACATCTTCGCCCTGTGCAACTGTTTGTAATGCAATTCCTGTAAATTCTGCCATAATATGACCTCCTTATTTTAATTCTGCTATTGTTTTTGTATCGGAGCTCGAAAAAACAAATCCGTGGTCTGGAGAAAATTTTTCCATCAATAGCTCAGAATAATCTTTTTTTGCCATTTTTTCTACTGATCCAGTTATTTCCGCAAGAGTTTTAAGCTCCGAAATGTTAAGCTTTTCAAAATCAATCTTTTTGATTGCTTCGATAAATTTATTTTTAATTTCGTCCATGTATTCTACCTTCCTATTCATGAAATAAAGGGCAAACATATTTCAGTCTGCCCTTTGCGCTTATAAGTAATACTGCTTTTGCAGACATAGTCGAGTTAAACTCAATTAAGATACTCAATTATTCAATTTTGTGTAGCAACTACTTTTAGCAGCTACATCCTGTGTTGCATCCACAACCATACGCATAAGCGTTAGGATTTGGCACAACATATGCCGGGATTGCAGCTGGATTTACAGCGTTGATGATCTGCTGGGTCTGTGCCGACATTGCAGTAGTGAGCAATGCAGACTGGCGATCCTGTGAAGCGGCTCTTCTTAAGTCGTTATTTTCTGCCTGTAAGGAAGAAATCTTTTCCTGGCACAGGTAATCAAGGATTGCCCTTGTTCCTGCCTGCTGACTGTCAATAATGTCTCTCGTGTTGCTGTTCATGGTGTTCTGCAGCGCACAGGTGTTCTGCGCCATATTGTAGTTCACGCCCTGGATAGCTTCTCTGGTCTCACAGCAGCAATTAGCCAGCTGGGACTGCAAAGCATTCTGTGCCTGCATAAGTGTTACGTTTGTGGTATTAAATCCCTGCTGCGTCTGATATCCAAGGTTGCAGATTGCATTGTCTACACCATGGAAACCGTTCATAACGGCGGTATTCTGTGCGTAAAATCCATCACAGAGACCATTTGCAATACCATCTAACTTCCCGATGATAGCCTGCGTGTCAAATCCACGCTGAATTGCAGAGTCGGTGTATGCAGATGCTGTCGCTCCCATGCCTCCGTTTCCTCCCCAGCCATTGCCGCCAAAGCCGCCCCAGCCAAAAATCATAGCGAAGATAATGATAGCCCACCAGCCATCGCCGCCCCACATGCCATCATTGTTTCTTCCGTTTCCTGTCACTGCTGCAATATCAGCAAGACTAGGAGATGCGTTTCCATTAAACATTTTGTTTACCTCCATCTGATTTATTTACAAATGGGATAACCGGTTATTGTGCGCGCAACCCAAAATGTACTAATGATTAAACATACTCATAACCTTTTGCTTTGCTTCATCTACTGTAATTCCTCTTTCTTTGCAGAGATTCTCCGCCATTGTCTTAAGTCCGACCGTATCTCCGCTTTGATACATCTGCATGGCATTTTTAGCCATTGGATTGTTTTGCATCTGCGGAGAATTTATCATTTGGTTCAAAATCATTTGCATCAGATTCATTCGGATTCACTCTCCTTTTTAATTTGAGAAGTTTTTTTCTGTGGAACCGGAATTTTACCAATACGTTCCTCTAACTGTTCAATTTTCCCAAACAGTTCGTCAAACTTTCCCATAAATGCCCCTGTGCACTCGTCTGATAGGTCAAATTTCATTTTTTCCGTCTCATGCGATAAATTGTTAGTCATATCATTTAAAACCGGCTTAAAAACGATTGTGCGGATTGTACCATCTGAGTTCCAGCTTTTGGCGTATATTTCCGACATATCCTGCTTTGGGAAAAACGCCACGCTTCCATCCATCGGCACATCGTTTGCAGTAATATTTTCAACAGAAGGCACAATTTTCCCATTTATTCCAATAGGCGTCATTTGTGTCTGCTGAATTTGCTGTGTTTGCGCCGGTTGAAAATAATTTTGCGGCTGTTCAATTCTTTGCTGATTACCATATGGATTATACCCATATGATGCCTGATAAGGAATTTGCTGACTATATCCCGGTGCCGGATAAACTCCGTTCATGTTCATTTTCTTCAACCTCCTCCAAAACATCCTTGATTGCGTGAATGATAGATGACTGCGTTGACAAATCTAATGATTGCAATTCTTTTCTGGCAAAAATTTTCTCAAGAACATCGTCAGAAAACATTATCATCCCTCCCTTTGCTTATATTGTGGCATAAAAAAAGACGGTAAAACCGCCAGAATACCGTCTAAATAACGCCTGTTTCCCGCCGTATCACCGCCAAAATTGCAATAAAAAAAGAACACCTTAAGCGTTCGTACGTTTGTTCGTGTTACCTTTGGTGTTACCTTTGATTTTTACTTTCAGAAAAGGCACCATTCAGAATCTCCTTTCTTCCAGTAAAATCAAGGCTTCACAAGGTTTTCAATTTTAAAAAAATAGTAGCGGAAGGGAGATTTGAACTCGGTATCAAACCCCGCAAACCCGCATAAATACTAGGTTTCTTTACACCTAAAGGTGTTACCTCGTGTTACCTTTTACATCGATAGTGCTTTCGCAATGTATTCTTGCATCTCACTCTCTGTTTTATTATTAAAATAATAATGGTCAAGCGTTGTTCTAATATCAGTATGACCCATTTGTGTTTTTATTACAGATTCTGGAACATTTCCATCTATAAGCTTTGTAGCATATGTCTTTCTCGCCTTATGAATTGATCGCTCACCAATTTTAACTTTATCGCAGATCACATATAAACGTCTTGTAAATGCTTGTCCTTTTATCCTTTTACCGTTTTTCATAAAAATATATTCTCCAAAAGGGTTAAGCATTTTTATTTTTCTCATAAGTTCATTGGTATCTTCGGTAATTATAACATCTCTAAATCCGGCATCGCTCTTTGGAAAATTCTGAACATCAAACACATATTTGCCACTATCATCTCGGTATCGTATTTCTGTCTTTGATATATGTATCTTATTTTCTGCAATATCTGACCATGAAAGCGTGGATATTTCTCCAACCCTTAGTCCGGTTTTAAATGCCAAAATAATTCCAAGTTCAATCAATGTAGGCTGGTCTTCCATTATGAATTGTTCAATCAAAAGCTCTTCATCCTTAGAAAAAACTAATTCGTTGTCAGACTTATGATTCCTTTTAAATGACTTCTCCGAAATTTCCAAATCACCCATGAAACTGGTTATGCTCAAGCTGGTATAATGTTTTTTCTTTGCATATTTGAAAATTCCGTTAATCAATATCCGCATATCGGAGTACGCTTTCTGCGTAAGTTCCAGCTTTGAAATAGCTGTTTTTATGAATGATTCCAATATTTCTTCGTCAATATACCGGATTTTTCTATTTGCAATCGGCAAATACTTATTTTCAAAAAATCTTTTAAAATTCGTTTCGTACTTGTCCTTTGTCTGCCTTGTTATTTCACCATATTCCAATTTTTCAGAAATCCAGCTAGAATATACTTGGCTGATTGTCGGTTCATCTTCCATGGCTTTATAAAACTTCACTATCTCGTCTTCTATCGCCTTTTCAGATGTTCTTTTTACAAGTTTTTTCCCTCTCTGGCTTTCTTCGTCGGGCAAATATGTGTAAAACTTACCGTCTTTTCCTTCCCAAATGCTGTAGTTATGTTTTTCAATAAATTTCTTCCTTTCGTTCATCTCAATTTTTTTCTGAATGGTGTCTATGTCGATAATACCATTTTCAATGGCAAAATTCAACAATTCACTTTTAGAAAGATTTTCCGTTTAAATCACCTTCCAATCTCTTTACTTTTTGCTTTATATCAAAGATACGCCTTTCTACTGTTCTTAGCGGAATACAAATTTTCATTGATATTTCTTTTGGTATAAATCCACGGGCAAGAAGAGAAAATATTTCCTCTTCCTGCTCCGTAAAATTGGCGTTTTCAATAATTACTTCAAGCTCTGGCTTAGTCAGTTTTGAAAACTTCATAAGCCAATATCCTCCAATATTTTATTCCTCTCCCTGCCAGATCTTCGGTGTCCCGTCTGCATTGAGCATAACGGTACATCCGGTACCATTCCGCTGATACACCAGATACATGACGCCTGTGTCTTTGTCCGCATAGATACCGTAATCCCGCCAACCTTCTACCAATACCATCGTATTATCCTGCCCTGCGCTGACGTTTGCCATGTCACTGCATCCGGCGATCAAGAGTGTTGCTGCTAAAATTGCTGCTAAAATTTTCTTTTTCATAACTGCTCCTTTTCTCTGCTCTCTTCTTCCTCGATTGCCTTATAAAACTCGCTCGCTTTAATTTCTGTCATAAAGTCGAGTAGCTTTACTTCTACATTCTCCGCCGAACCATATAAAACATCGCCGATCATAAAGCACCTTGTGCTATATTTCCCACAAAATCTCATTCCGTAGCAGAAGTAATCCGGTTTTTTCGGCTTTGGTACCGTCTTTGCAATCTCAAGCCAATCCTTGGTAATTTGACAGTTTGCTCTGAAACGTCTAACACCGTTTTCGTAATACAATTTATTTTTTGTAAACATACCCTGAAATTTCTGCAAATCATTTTCAGTTGGAATAATTATTACCGCTCTATCGTCTGGAATATATTGCGTCGACTCAATCCCGTGTTCCTCCGAAAATTTCTTAAATGCCTGCGCATTCGCTTTTACATCTTTCTGATACTGCACATATGCTTTATAAAAATCACTGTCTTTGTTAATTGTAAAAAATTTCTCCATCTATTTATCCTCTCTTTCCGCCCCGCCGCATTACTGCTGGCGGGGGCTATAGCTGTTTGATCTCATGCAAACCAGAGCTGTCCGGTCTGCTCTGCTTCTATCTTCATATTTGGTGTCCGCTCTGCCACGCATAACTCTGGCAAATTCGCTCTGACTAATGCCGCAGGGATTGGTGGACATACTGCGTTACCGCATCGCCGCACCTGCTCGCTTCTCGGGTATGTCTTCCCTGTATAATCATGGTCAATGATGTAGTCGTCCGGGAATCCCTGACATCCATATAGTTCCCGTGGCTCCAACATCCGCAGTCCGATGTCCACTATCTGATAATCTACGCCATTGATGGTTACCAGTCCGAATCTGTCCTGCGCCGTCACGGTGTCCAACGGTGCCTTTATATCCTGTCCAGTTCCCTGTCCATAATATTTGATTAAAAAAGCTCTCACCTCTCCGAAATGACCGTCTCCTGCTGTGATTGTCGGAATTGGCTCTTTTACATCCCTTCCATCACAATGATTATTCATCTGAATAAGGTTTACTGCACACATAGCGTTTCTTTCAAGTGTCGTAATTGTGTGCAATGGCTCTTTAATGTCAGAGCCGTTTCCCTGATAATTTCCGCCATAATACTTTTGGATGAATGATGTGACCAGTCCATATCTGTTCGATCCGTCCACCGTCATTATCGGGTCTTCTATCGTCTGTCCTCTGACCTCTCCCTGTGCCGTTTCAGAATGGTATTGGATAAGCGTAGGGCTGATAAGACAATGTTCATTTTTGCTCACGATAGTTGTCAAAGGTTCTTTGACATCTTTACTCCGATCCTTTGTGAATCCAGTCTGCCCTATCTGCACCATGTACGGCTCACACAGATAATGCTTTCCGCTCCCCACAATAGTCGGCAATGGCTTTTCGATGTCGTGAACTCTAGGCGCCTGTCCTTTCCTCTCCCCGTACCCAATAGGAACAATAAACGGTTCCGGGTTGTCCAGCACAAACTTTTTCAGTCCTCGTGCTATTCTCTCCATCGTCTTCGGTGCCAGTGGGCGTACCGCCCTGATTCCGTACTTTTCCTTGATCTCTTCCGACGTGTCAAAGATGCTCGGACATGGCAAAGAAAAATCAAGCTGTGTATATGCTCCAACATACGGCTTGCGGAGTCCTGCTTTTACCTCTTCGCTGTCTGCCGGTGCATGTGTCGGTTTTGGCCAGACAATCGGCTTGCCATCACACCGCGCGATCATGAAGAATCGTTTGCGCATGGTCGGCGCTCCATAATCAGCCGCAACCAACTCCCGGAACTCTACCTCATAGCCTAAATCTGTGAGCTGCTGAACAAACTTCCGAAATGTTTCGCCCTGTTTGCTCTTGATCGGATGGTGCCGCCGCCCAAGTGGTCCCCATGTCTTAAATTCTTCCACATTTTCAAGCATGATTACTCTCGGTCGCACCAATCCTGCCCATTGGCAGGCTACCCATGCAAGACCACGAATGTTTTTATCCTTTGGCTTTCCACCTTTTGCCTTACTGAAATGCTTACAGTCCGGGCTAAACCAAGCAAGAGCCACCGGATGACCGCCGCAGGCTTTTACCGGATCAACCGCCCAGACGTTTTCACAGTAATGCTTCGTGTTCGGATGGTTCGCCTTGTGCATCTTAATAGCTTCTGGATCATGGTTGATCGCAATATCAACGCTGTATCCAGTTGCTAACTCTATACCGGTGGAAGCACCACCGCCACCGGCGAAGTTGTCAACGATCAGTTCTCCGTTAATCATGGCATTACCTCCGGAAAGTCTGCTTCAAACGACATTTGCGTATCAGCGTAATTCAACCACAAAACTTCTTCCCTTTTTACTCCCGCTTCTGCCAGCGTATCCTTTTTTATTTTTCTCCATCCTTTAAGCGCAGTATTATACAGATCATTTTCATATCCACTTATCATCACTGGTCCCGGATGCTCTTCCAATGCTTTTAACATTTCAAGATGGTCCGCATCCGTCATCTCATACTTGTATAAATATTTTTTTCTGGTGCTTTGTAAATACGGCGGATCTGCATATATAAAAACGTCCGATGTGTTATAGCGTCTGATAAGATCTATCGCTGGAAGATTCTCTATTTGAACACCTTGCAACCTCTTTGATGCCTGAGTAATGACATCCGGATATTCCGCCCATGCTTTTGCTGGATTGGGGCTATTTGTCTGCTGACCGCTTTTGAATCCATTATGGTACAGGTTTGCGCAGCCAAACCCTTGCCAACATCTAACACAAAACCTCCTTGCCCTCTCAACATCTACATCGGATTCCTGATAAGCCAGGTCATACTCTGCTCTGCTGTATGGAGTAAGTTCTATCAGCCGTTTCAATTCATCCGGATCATCCCTAAGAACGCGGAAGAAATTCACCACTTCACCATGCAGATCGTTTACTGTCTCTATGTGGCACCGTGGTTTGTTAAACAATACCGCAAGACTTCCTGCGTATGGCTCCAAATACACCGTATGCTTTGGCATGTTATTTACTATCCAATTTGCTATTCGGGATTTTGCCCCCGGATATTTCAATACCTGTTTCATTTTCCCACAGGAACCGGGTACCCTTTATGCGCGCTGGTTCGGCTCCTTTCTTGCTTTTTTATCTTCCCTGTTTTACAATATACTTGTCTTTGAGATAGGCAGGCGGGTGATCCCGTTGGGATGAAGGGTATTCGGTTGGCAGTCATAAAACTCATTGCAACTTTTATAATTGCTCTTTGTACTTTTAGTACGGAAATGGAGAATTCTATGGCGACACAAATTCCAACCACTCAAACAAGCAACTCAATGGTCAGCACAACTGCCGACCGCCCTTCTACCTATCTTAAAAACTTTTATTTCATAAAATCTTCCATGCTCATCTGCCCTTCTACATTGGCGGCAGTTTCTTTCTCCTGCGCCATCCTCATCTGCTTGTATTCGTTGTATTTCTTCCTGTATTCATAGCTTTTTCCGAAAATATTCCATGCAGCTTTTACTACATTTGGCTCATATGGGCGAATCAGTTCCAAATCATCAACAGCCTTGTAAGATATCGGGCACCCGCAGCATCCCGTTCGTGTCAGTCCGTATACCTCGTAGGCATCAGAATACCGTATGCCATAGTATTCCTTATACCACTTTTTGTCCCGGTCGCTCACATAATACAGTGGGCGGAGACGGAATTGACCACTTGAAGTCTCTGTAAAACATAAAGCTGTGTTGTCTTTCCTTGGTACGGATCTCATACCTCCCTCGTCTCTGCGCTCACCGGTAATTACCATCTCGTAATCTTTTTGTACCTTATGTGCTATATTTTTCTTGCAATGTACGCAACAATCTGCGCTTATCGGGAAGTTCGGCGGATATTCTTCTATAAAATCCCGCATATACTTCGACGAATTGATAACCAACTGAATATTTGGTCTTGGCTCGCCGGCGGAGTTGCAGCAACAGAGAAAATTGATCGTCCCCTCACAATTAGGGTATCTCTCTTTCAGTTCCTCCCTCTTTGCCTGCTTGTCCTCTGCCTGATCATATTCCTGCGCGATTGATAACGGTATATTCTTCTTTTGCCATCCAGACAATCCAGCAGACATAATCTTTGATACAAACGGTATGCCATATTTTCTTGTTGCCTGCACAATATTGACCTTCGGTCTGCACTCTTCAATTTCCGCACCGTATTTTTCTGCTGTATCCCTCACATGATCCTTTATAGCTTTCATTTCAAGTCCGGTATTGAAGAACACATACTTGACTGGTGGCAAATCGAAAATCTTCCGTGTTCGCTCGATAAGGTCGATCATAATATCACTGTCAGAACCACCCGAATACGAACATATGGCGTTCGGATGCTCCCTCAATCTCTTTGCAATAATGCTCTGTATGGCATTAAATTTTGCAGGTGCATCAAAATCAGCATAATCTGGTCTGTCCGTATACACCCGGCTTCTAAATTCTTCTTTCATCATTTTTCGGAGTAAAGAGCTCTTTTACGCTGGCCAGCAAACCTCTCACTCCTTTCTGATTTATTTTTTCTTACCTCTGGTCTTGAACTTATACACATCGTTTGTCTGCCGGCTTATCGCACTCCGGTAGCCATTCAGCTTACTCGCGCTGCTCTTTCCCATGTGCACCTCCCTCTATGGCATCTAAGCATCCGTTCCAGCCTGCATCGAATCTTCCATTGTCACAATGCTCTGGATGATCTGATTTCTCCGGCAGTTCCCGAAGCGGGCAAAAACTCGCTCGATCCTCCGAACTGTCTGATCCGTCATAATAATCATCTGCAGGCGGACAATATAACCCGCTTGGATCATCGTCAGCCAGTTGACAATCTGAGCAACTCTCCGGCATATCCATAACTAAAACTGCTTTAGCCATACCTCACACTCCTTCTCTCTTTCTTCTACGCAATTCTGCTTTCAGCTGTGACGTGCTGTACTGCAATAATGGGTTTTCTTCAAGTTCTTTCTCTCTCTGCTGTTCTCTCTTGGCTTCCTCTTTCAGAAGTTCTCTCATTGTGTCACGCATCTACTCCACCACCTTTCAACATCTTCATAAATGATTCATTATTCCTTTTGCACATTTTTGCTCTTTCGCAAGGTTTTTTACACTTAAAATAGTCACTACCATATTTCTTGTAATCTGCCTTGTCGCAATGCTCGCATGGTTTATTCATCTACTCCACCGCCTTTCACAATCTGGATTGCTTTGCCAAATGCTTCAAATCTTCCCTGGCTTCTCCCGTCATCGTAGATTTGTTCGCCGTCTCCGCATCCGTCCTCGTCGCAATCATCTGGTCTGTCCTGCTCTGCTTTCTTCAATTTTCCCAACTGTTCCAGAACCTTGTCCGGGTCGTAGGCGGTTGGCTGCGCATCAATAAAAGAAGCAACGCGTAAAAAGTCTAAGTAATCCATATCTTCGTTCTTTGAAATTGCTTTTTCTAAATCCGCTTTTAATTTATCCGCATCAATCAGTCTCATCGCTCGTCCCCCAATCTAATCTCTGACCGCAATCACAATATACGGTATCCTCTTCCAATATGTCTCCACAGCAAGGACATCTCCCTATAAGACCGACATAGATATCTCCGTCTTTTACCTGGGATATTGATTTCACTTTCTTCGCTGTCTGCTTCTCTCTGGCTTTCAACAGACTGTCAAATGTGAATCCATTCTTTACACATTCATCCTCAAATTTCATGTATTCTTCCATGTTCTCAGGTGTAATTTTGCGAGCAATCATATCTTTGCAAACTGCCACCGATTTTTTGCATTCTTCCGGTGTGCCGCCACATTCCTTTTTAACAAATCCTTTAAGCCACTCGGAAAAATTGATTTCTCTTGGTTCACTTGGAAATGTATGTTCTTTCCATGCAGTGGATTCTTGTTTAACGTGCTCACCCCAAGGTAGATATCTGGACATATCAAATACCCAGCTTCCATCCAGATAGTGTGCATAGTAAAAGTTGCCAACACTAAGTCCTATCAAATAGCTATCCTCGCTATCACAATAATAAAATTTGAGAATATTTTCTTCTTTTTCGGCTTTTTGTAATTCTTCCGGCGTGCCGATTGCACGGTACTCTTCCACTTCTGCTTCCAGTTCCTCGATGTATTCATCTTTATGGTCGCAGTTCACACAAATCTGCGTCGAACGGTTTGCAAACTCATTTTTGATGTTGGGATTAACAACTGACGTATGCCAGCGCTGAATCTCTTCCAATGCATTGATCGCCATTTTCAGATCTTCCATTCCGCTTTCCCCGACTACATGTTCCACCGTATGCATCCGGTACTTGATTCTCTCGATTGCTTCATTCTCCGTCATAGCTTAATATCCTCCCTCGTTTTCCAACAACCACTCTTTCAACTGCACCTGCGCTCTGGCAAAGCACAGCTCCATGTCACAATCCGATACATTTACGATCACAAGATCTTTTCCGTTCTCCCCGCGCCCGCTTCTGTAAATATAAATTCCCCAATCAGCAACCTTGTTGTATGCAATGCTTAGATGTAACCTTAGATGTAACTTATATTTGTATGCAACCTTGTCAAAAAATTTCAGAAAATCATTCATCGTCGTCCTCCAACCGATCCAGATTGTCAAATATGTTTCCGATAACCTCACAATCCTCTGAACTATAAGCATCCCCGTAAATATGGCGGTAGAACCATCCTCTTTTGGGTAGACGCCAACTTGCAAAATTTTGATCCCAACCAACAAGCTCTGTTTTATTCCCGCACTTAACAATATCATTCTCCCAAATCAGCTTGCCATTCTTATCGTATTGCCCTGTACATTGGCAAACGGTATCTTTCAGCACTTCGACAGCTGTTTTCAGCAAGTTATCTGCGTGTATTGGTTGCCCTGTGTTGTGATGTGGCAAGATGTATGGGACATCATTTACCACAAACAAAAATCCTTCCACCCATTCCCTGTCATCTCTCCGCTCCCCGCGGAATAAATATTCCTTCAAAATCCACTCCTCAGGCTCCGGCTTCTTTGCATCCGTTCTCATGCATTCAATCATTTTCCCTGCTCCCTTCTGCACCGCAGCTGATACGGCACCTCTCTGAATCTCTTAAGCGCGTCGCCGCTATAGTTGCGCATTTTTTCTTTCATACCTTTATCTCACTTTCACATCAGTGTCATTTCTGCGAATTTTAAAATCCAACCCACACTCTTCTTTCAAGATCTGTATCTGATCTTCCCATGTAGCATAATCATCCATGATGCATTCTGCCTTTTTATTGAAGCGATCAACAAATCTCTGTATGCGGCTTTTACCAAAGTCAAACTCATCGTGCAAAACCATTGCAGACAAAATCGTTACCGTGTCTATGGTATTTAATTTAATCTTGCTAACGCATTCATCTATTGCATTCTTGGGTAGCGCAAGTGGTAATTTTGTTGCGCCGCGAAAGCGGCACTCTTCTTCCAGAGAGTCAATTCCCTTCTCCTTTGCAATTCGCAGAGCATATGCCATTCCCTCTCGCCTAAGTTCTTCATCTTTATTTCTCATGAATCAGTTCTCCTTTCTTTTTCATCTCAATCGAATCGAGTTCCAAAAAGGACTGTGCATATATCTTTGAATTCATTTTCACGATCAGAAATTTGACCATCCAATTCATCGAGCCTATTAAGTAATGCTTTCTGGTATTCTTTTTCTGTAAAATCCGTATTGCGTTTTCTTCCCCTTGTTCTTATTGGAAGTTTTACATTTTCTCCGTTTTCCAATAAAATCCCAATAATTTTGTGCCTTGGGACGTCGTTTAGTTCCGCAAGAATCTCCAACTGTTCACCTTTATGCTTTGCATGTCGGTACCTGTTGCAAATTTCGCATTCGCCCATCTCCATCATTTCTTATCACGCCCTTCCATAACATTTGTTTCCGCCAAAGTTTTTTCTAATTCATCATAGTCATAAGATCTCTGATGAAAGTTATTAAATTTGTTTTTTGATCTTGTGTTGCTTTCTTTCTCCTGCTTCTCCCAACTCCTTAATGCGGCTTTCCAGTCGGTTATTATTTCTCCATTACGTTTCCAACCTATTGATTTGTAGTAATCAATAAATGATTCTGCGCTAACACCATTCTTCCTCTTACGGCAATAATCAGCCACTTCCGCCAATGACGGTATGCACGCTTCAACTTCTTTCCCCGGCGAGCATCCTGCGCTCCTTATTGCATTCACTCCGGAAAAATTTTTTGAAGCATCGAATGTGTATGCGCCATTTCTTTTCGTATAAAGCATTGATTTTTCTTCTGCATAATTGGTTGGCTTATAACGGTCTTTTTGAATGCAGTTATGTAATTTCCAATGTTTTATGACAATAACATTAGATCCTGGAAAAGTAAGAACATAATGTTTGTCAATGAGAATTTGCAAGTCTTCCTTTGAAGCCTGGCACTCTCTTACTGTTTTATTGGCGCAGTCAACAAAACCATCGTCATCTGCCCGTATGCATAAATGAAAAAACAACCCCTGCGCTGTGAGCGGCATGTCAAGAAAAGCATCTGACGTCACTAAATCTATACGAAACATCCGCTTACTTGCCATAATATCTCCTTCAAGTTCCAAAAAATTATCACTTTTCTACTTCCAAAAGCTCAATGACACGCGATCCTGCATCTTCCGGTCTGCAAAAAACAAATTTCACGCCGTACTTAAGCTGCATTGTCAGCATTGCTTTTCCAAGGACTTCCCCGCTTGTTGGCGGTGCCTTTGGAAGCGGTACATTCAACCACTTTCCAATACCATGCATGTACTTTATCTTGTTGTATCTATCAAGCCTTGGATTGTGCCAATGAAAAACGTCTTCAATAGTTTTTATTCCATCCATGTTCTCAACCAAAACATACAGTGCTATATTGTTGTTCTGCGCCAAAATACACTCGTCTCGGAACCTTGGATGCTGTTTTCCGCAGACGTTTCCCGTAATCTCCTGCATGTCCTTCTTAGTATCTACGGAAACCTTGTAGCTTCCAATAAAGTCCATCTTCTTAACTTCCATCTTTCTTGCTGACTTTCGTCTTATAACGTCAAGAACGGTTCCTTCCGCAATAACATAATCTCCAACTGGAAGAGGTGCTCGTAGCACCTCTATGTCATTACGATCAAAATAGCGATTCTTAAGTATGTGCTGACCCTCTTTCTGACCTTTGTCCTCGATCAATAACATACATATCTCCCTTCCATTGATTTATCCGAGTTATTTTTAAGTAAAAGGTAACTCTTCATCAATTCCATCCGGAATATTCATAAAACCATCCGAATCTGTCATAGGCTGCGGTTTGTAACTTCCGTTGTCCTGCGAAGCCTGTTTGCTCTCTGCAAATTCACAGCTTTCGATCAAACACTCATTGGTGTACACCTTATTACCGTCTTTGTTGGTGTAACTTCCGGTCTGCCAGCTTCCTTCAATTACAAGCTTTGTTCCCTTTTTGCAATATTTTTCAAGAAACTCTGCTCTTTTACCAAACGCAAGACAATTGATAAAATCTGCCGTTGGCTGTCCATCCTGCTTAAATTTCCGGTCAACCGCCAGAGTAATTCTACCGATAGCTGTTGACTTCTCGCCCTGCGACCATCTTACTTCCGGGTCTTTGGTGCATCTTCCCATTAAAATCACTTTATTCATTCACTTATTCCTCGCTTCCTTAAAACGGGTAAAGGTTCATATCGACCTCTAATCCACGTTCCGCCACGTAAACATCTGATCCATATTTAACTGTTTCTTCTGTCTTTTGTTTGAATAATGCCGAATCTGCTGATTTATCTGATAAGTGAATTAGAACAACATTTCGCAATGCCGGATTATCGTTAGTAGAAATAAATTTAAGCGCCGTTGGCAGGCTCATGTGACCTCTTAATCTGTGCTCGTAATTTGGCTCTTCTCGGTTCACAAACTGCATATCGTAGTTGGCTTCCACCATGATGTGATTAATGTCCTTAAATCGCCATTTGACGTATTCTGTGTCTGTTGCATACACAAGGCTTCCCATATCTGGATGCGTAATGTAAAACCCAACGCACGGACACTCTGAACCGTCTCCGTTGTTATGTAGCCATCTTCCAGATTTATCACGGTTTTCAAATGCTCTTATGTCAAAATTTCCTTTTCTAAAACGCATTTCAGAATCTTTTATCGGCTGTCTGCATGGTTCAAAAACAGGAATGCCAGCTTGCACATATTGTAAGCTATAAAGACTATGGTCAGTATGGAAATGGGTAGTAATCACAGCCTTAATTTTCATCACATTGAAATCCAGTGCTTTCTTGACTTCCATGAATGGCAACCCAGCTTCGATTATCAAGGCTTCGTTTTCATTCTCCAGAATGTAGCAGTTGCCGGATGAACCAGAACCTAAAACTTTAAGTCTCATTAAAGAACTCACTCCTCACATCAATAATCTGTCTCGTCTGTCCCAACAATGCCCTATTGTGCTTTGCTCTCTGCTCATTGTCACAGATAAATTGCTTGCAAATTTCTGGTCGAACCGGATAGATTCTGCATTTCTCGCAACTCTTATCCGTATCAAGAAAAGGGCATGTCATATCATACGTTCTATTCGCAGTGGGAAGAAGATGTTTGCACTCTTTGATATGGTTCTTACGAATATATCTGCGAATGGTATCTACTTCTTTTCTGCTCATTGGTAAAAGATTGGAACAGCAGTTACCGCATTGGCTACATTTCCCATCTTTGCAAAAGTTGTAAATGTTATCTTCCATGCATTTCTGCACGGATTCTAAGACTGATATAACTTCCATAGGCTACTCCAATTCTTCCTCTGCTGGGAACAGAAACACTCCAGACAAACCAATAGTAAGTTTTTCATCAATTCCCTTTGGTGGCGTGTGTCCCATCCTTGCAAGGTTATGACACATATAGGCACATCTTAATTCTTCCATGGCTTTTTTCGCCTTTTCTTTGGAACTGTATTCAGCCATTTTAGTTCCTGCCGCCGTAGAGCTGTTATGGCAATAAACAACCGCATACCCAACATCTTTATATTTTCCACATGCCATATAAAAAGAACTGATTTCATACGGCACATCAATCGTGCCATCCTGGCTAATAACTCTCATTTGGCTTTTCTTCCTTTCTTTTTTATTTTTCCTATTCCTTTAATAATCCTTGAAATATAGGATTGTGAAATTCCAAGTGATTCGGATATTTCTCGTTGCGTTTTCCCTTCCACAAAAAACATAATAAAAATACGTTGTTCTCTCGGACTTAATTCCTCAAAAATCTGTTGAGCAAGCATGGAATTAACTGTATTTTCTTCATAATCCTTACGATCTGCTATCATTTCAGCATAAGAAACGCTTTCGCCATTTCCTATATCCACATTATCATCTAATGAAAATGCTGCATTTACTGATTTTTTACTTTTCCGGAATTCCATAAGCAGTTCATTTCTCACAAGTCGAAAAGCATATGTAGAAAAACATCCTTTTGAAACATCAAAGGTGTCAATAGCCTTTAGAAGTCCAATGGAACCAATCTGAAACATATCTTCATCAAACGCTGGAATACCTAAACGTTGCATAACAAAAAAGACAATTCCGTAATTTGTAAGGAACATTTGCTCTTTGGCATACTCCGAACGGCAAGTAATCCATAGGTGCAATGCATCCTGCTTACTCAATTCAGATTTTGGAAAGTTCATTCTATCCTCCTACTTCATGAAGTCCGGCAAATCGTTGTCATTCTCAACAACTTCCGTCTCTACCTTTTCCGGTTTATCTGCCATCTTTGGCTCTTCCACAGTTTCGGCAACTTCCGGCTCAACAGGAAAATCCTCTGTGTTAGCGTTCTCAGATATTTCATGCTTAACCTGTTCCTGTAAATCTTCCATCGGATATTCATTGAAATCGTTGTCCTGCATTTCTTCTTTTGTATAAAGACCCATCGTCAATTCCGGGCAATTCAGACTTGAGAAGAAAGATGCCGCTCTGTAACGAAGCATTAACTGTGGCATGGTTTTCCACTTACTACCGTTCTTACCAAGCCATCCCTCGGCTTTAGCCATTTCCATGTCCACGGTCATACCCTCAACTCTACGACCATTTTTCGTAGTCCAAGCAAGACACGAATAAGGCTTTCCATCCTTATCTTTGGTTTCCTCGAACTGTAATTCCATATCGAATTTGCCGGAATTATTGATTGCCGCAATCAGAAACTTTGAGCTCCAAGACGGTCTCCCCTGAATTACATACAGATTCTGCATAACCATCAGTGGGCTTACTCGCAGTCTCTGCGCCTGCTCAATAGCAATCAGACAGTTTGCATCGTTCTTCTGGAATGTCTGCGGAACGATTGTTGAACTTGCCAGTGCCTTTGCCATCTGCATAGCCATGATGAAATTGTCGGATGTTCCGAAAATTCCAAGGCTGTAATCGGTAACCTTGTTATTGTGTGTTGCAACCTCTGTCTTTTCTTCTGCTACTGCTACTTCCTGTTTCTTTGCTTCTGCCATAATTTTCCTCACTTTCTAAGAATAATATCTTTTATAATTTCATTAGCTTATCTTGTTGATAAGCCCTCTTCTTTAAGGATTCTGATACATTCGCATAAACACTTTAAACTTTTGGACATTTCATCAGTAATAAATTCCCATTTGCTTGGATCGTGATTTTCAAGAACTACATACTCATGCTGGTATATATAATCACCAACCGCATTTGACAGACTGACAACTTCTTCGCTGCCAATCATTTTTGTTTTCATTACTATGAATACATCCCCATTCTTATAAAATGTTCTGTCCTGATTTGGTTGTGCATCAACAATCTTAATGCTCTCTCCTATTTTCGCTGGTCGTTTCACTTCTTTTACAACACTTTTCTTTTCTGTTCCAGCAAGACGATCAAACGCAATTCTTGCACCAACATGAAAGTCAAAATCGTCAACCGGATTGCAACGCGCTTCTGCTTTCTTTCCTGTGGACTTGTCGAGTGCAATTACCTTGTTTTTGTTGCGATAAATAACGATGGTTTCGTCAAATTTTTCAAAGAAATTTGATTTAACAGAAGTTACAATTCCTTCGTTACCTTTTACTCTATGTTTTAAAATCTTGACCTCCATGTCACCATCAAAAAATCCGCATTTGCCAACATATGTAACAATCCCAGCTTCCATTCCCTGACCTGTAAGAGTATATGGATTATCTTCTGTTGGTTTAACCATATCTCCAACCATAAATTTACATTTTTCCATTTACTTATTTCTCGCTTTCTCCGGCATCTACCAGCTCTTCACATTTCTTTACAACTTCCACCTTATCAGCACCGTAGGTCTCTACCCACTTCATATCCACGGTTTCATCCGTGACCGTCAGCTTTGCGCCTTTGGCATTTACAACCATGTCACCGGCTTTTACATCGTCTGATGTAGCAAATATATATGACCGGCTCTGGTTTGGAAATTTTGCTTTGATATACTGCATCGTAACCCTCCTTTTTTAATGTCCCTTTGACAAATTCTCAACAATCCGCAAAAGTCGTTCGTTTGTTTCTGTGGCTTTTCTAAGTTCTCCTTCAAGGCAATATTTATTACTATTAAGTTCGTCTACCTTTGTTCGCAAATCCGAGTTTTCAGCCTTCAACTTTTCAATATCATCCATGTACACGACCTCTCTTTCCTTTATTTTTTGCGTCTCTCTCACAATACGGAAGAGAACAATGTCCGGATTCCGCAAAACCAAAGAATCCTCTCTTACTTGCACTCTTCCAACGCTTGCATGACATACACCGTGCATCCGGCTGCGTGACGTTGTTTCCAATTCCTACTCTTGACATTTACACGCCCTCCACTTTCAACTGCTTGTCCTCTGATACTGTAAGAAGAATTAACTGCGTATCCATATCCGGCACATTGAAATCATTTAAGCTCTCTGCGTTATCCACAAAAATCGGCACGCTAACGCCGTATAACTCGCTAAGAGAACGGATAATATCAAGTCCGGCTACAATTCTATGACCGCTATTCAAAGTCGAATACGGCACTCCATTTACGGTGCACTCACAGCAATCTTTCATACCGCCATTTAACTGCATTTCAAAGAGTTTGAAATTAACTGTCTTGAAATGGCTGTTGATGGTTTCAGAAACCTTATCCAGTTTGAAACGAATAAATTCTTCCAACAGGTAAAGAATCTGTTCCTGGTCGGCAACCTTCTGCCCGATTTCTTTCTGTTCTTCCTGCAACTGCCCGATACGCTCATCAATCTCAACATTCATAGATGCTTTTGCAATGATTTTGTTTACATCATAAAGACGTGCCTGAAGCTCTTCTTTTTCAGATTTTAAGGATTCAACTGATGCATTCTCTCCATTGGCGTTCATCTTTTCAATTTCTTCCAGAACTTCGTCATGCCTTGCTTTCAACTCCACGTACTCTTCATTCTGCGAATAATCGGCAATTTCCGGAATCGATGATAACTGCTGGCAGAGCTTTTCTTTTTTTGCAAGATCTTCCTGCTCCTGTTCCTTTAAGGACTTTATTTCTTCCTTTACTTTGGCATTTTCATCCCTTAATTTTGTGATAAGATTTTTTCTCTCTGTGCCAATATCAACCAATCTGTTCAGTGCTGTTCTCTTTTCTGTGTCAAATCTGATCTTTTCTGATTTTAACTTTTCTTCTGCATCTGCCTTGGATTTTCGCTTTCTGCTTTCAAAATCAGCCTTTAACTGCTCGATTTTATCTTCCGGCAACTTCTGACCACACAATGAGCAAACGGTGCTGTTTTCATCAAATACCCACTTTGATTCATCAAACAGATATGGGAATTCATCAAAAGCCTTTGCTTTTTCTGCGTTGTACTCCTCTCCAAGCCTTTTCCGCTCTGAATCAGCATTGGAAATAACCGCCTCGTTTTCTGAAGCCAGTCTCTCTTTCAAAGCAATAGTATCTGCAAATCGATTCATCTCGTTTTGCAAATCGCGTAATTCTGCTTCGATCTCGCTTCTCCTGTTTGTCAGATCGCGATTCATAGTCTGCATAATCCCAGACATATCAAACTGCAGCTGCATTTCTTCACGTCCTAACTCCATCATTACTCCGTCAGAATCTTTGATCTTCGCATCAATATCTGCAATTTTGGTTTCCAAGTCTGTTTTCGCAAGTTCCTGCTCTGCAACATCGATGTCAACCTTGGATTTCATGGCTTCGTCAATTCGGACTGGAATCTCTGCCTGCTTCTTCTTCCACTCGTTCAATGCTTTGGAAAATTTTGCTCTAATATCATCCGTAGACGGTGCTTTCTCCAACTCGCCGAGTAATGGGACATACTTAGCATCTGTCTGCGCCAGTTCAACATCCGATACATCCGTTGCAAGGCGCATCAGAATATCGCGCTGATCTTTCCATTTCAGTGAAGAAAAATACTGTGGATTGGTCAACATCTTAAACATTTCCTCGCTCTGTGCCAGACAGGAAACATAAGTCTTGAAATCAGCTTCACTTTTTGGATAACCGTCAATTTCGAATGAATTGACATTTCCCTGCAATGCAACAGTATCAGTACCACGTTTCTTAACCCAATTCTGTTTCTGCACTTTGGAAAGCTCTACTTCCTTGCCGTCCACATCCAGAACGGCTACAACCTTAATTTCTACGTTATCAATGCGCTTTCCGTCCTTATCCAGTGGTCGAACATTGAACTTTTCCTCTCCGGCACTGTTCTTGTTGAAAAGCAGCCATGTAAACGCATCAAAGATCGTTGTCTTTCCTACGGCATTCTGCCCGCTGATCTTCGTTTTCACAGAGAAATTCACGTCAAGCATATTGATGCCCTTGAAGTTCTCGATGTGAATACTCTTAATCGTTATTTTCATTTTTCCCCTCCTCAATCACATCACATTTGCTTACGGAAACCTCATAAGCCACTTCCTTCTCAAACTCCGCATCAGAAATCTTCTTGTCGTATTCTCGGCTCTGGATTCTGCCAATCAACTTAACACGGGTACCGATTTTAAATCCGCCTGCAAATCTTGCATTTCTCCCCCAGGCAATGCACGGAATGTAATCAGATTTCCCATAATCTCTGTTTACTGCAATCAGCATGTCTGTGATCTCGCGACCAAGTGGCGTCTCTCTGTAATTCGGCTCTTTGCAAACATATCCATTGATCGTAATGCAATTCTTATCAATATTCGCATCTTTTGAGTCAATCGCCTCGATTTCACGAACGAACACCGATAAGATCAACCGGCGTCTAGTGCCCTCCTGTTTGTTGAATGAGCGATAACTTCCAGAAACCATTACCTCCATTCCCGAATATCTGTCCTCAATATCAAACAGTCTTTCTGAAATGGTTAATGGGATCTCGTCTACGGCGCCGCTCTTTCTTTTTATTCCAAGAGACATTTTGTAAAATTTTTCTCCGTATGATTCATACATAAACTCCGGCTCTGAAATAATCACGCCTGCCAGTTCCACTTTGTTGTTTTCCATTGTTTCTTTATTCATATTTGAAATTCTCCTCGTATTATAATGTAGTAGTGTTTATAGACCCTCTCCAAAGTCTGATTCCGTTTCTTCATGAAGTCTTTCAAGTTCAACCGTCCTGTTCATTATGCTTTTGGCATATTCAGTGCGATTCTCGTATGTTCTGGTCAACGCATCTGATTTTCCGCTATAGATCATAAGGACTGTGCTCATGTCTCCCTCATATTTTTCAAACAACTCCGCCAAATAATCGCATCCAATGAGAATATTCCCATACGGATCATAGAGATCTTCTACTCCAAGACGTTCCATCCGGTCTCTGTGATATTTTTCATAAATTTGCATGAGACCTTTGCATCCACCATTCTCCACATCGGCTTGTCCACTGCTTTCATGCTCAATGATCGCCATTACCATTTCCGGGCAAATATGATATTCGTTTGAAATCTCCTTTATATAAGGAAGATACTCATTTGAAATCCATGTATCGCTCGGTTCCGTTGCTGTCGTATGTAATGTAGGTAATACCATCGTCAGTGTCATCACCATCAACATAATAATCATGATCTTCGACAATCTCTTCCGCATCCTGCCATCCTCCTTCAATTCTTGATCCGGCATACAATAAAAGTAAGCTGATTATGGTCGGTACCGCTACAATAGGATTTTCCGTTGCATCCGCACACATACAAAGAAAAAAGATCGCCGCGCCTACAAATTCAATCACCCTTGCCAACTTCTTCATACGCACTTCACTCCCGCCACTTATAAGAATCACTTTCAATTTCCTGCCCGTGCAAGGACACAAAATCTGTTATTACCGCAATAAATTCTGAATTGGTTGGCTTCCCCTTTTTCGGCGAAACCGTATAACCAAAAATCTCATTGATCGCATTCACATTGCCATTTATCCATGTGACCTCTATTAAGTTCCGTATGTTTCTTTCTACTTTGGATGCGGTAGTTCCGTTCTCTTCTGCGATTTTTGCATAAATTTCCTTCATAACACATCTAAGCGCATCCCTGTCGTCCAGACATTTCTCTATCGCTCTAATTGTGTATGTGTATCCTTTGAGCGAATGGCTTGCGCCGATCTGATCTAATGTTTTTCTTAAAGCAATGTTCGTTTGTTTATCCATGAATTCCTCCTGTTAATCTTTCCAAACTCCATATGAGTTGTTGGTGGCTACCAGTTTTTCGGTCTATTCTTCATCATCGCAACCTCTTTCCAAGAATTTGTTGACGAAGTATATCTGACCCTTTCCGGTTACCTTGGTTGTCCTCGTAATTCTTACAGAGCCATCCGGATTCTGCACGTTACTTTCCTTTACCTCGAACAATCCCTGCTCGACATATCTCTGCTGTGGCATGTTCTTTGATGAACCACTTTTAATAAGGAAGTTATTCTCACGCAACCACTCAAACAACCGCTTCTGTCCTATCTGATAGCCGTTCTGGCAGATCAGCTTTGCCAAGTCTCCGATAAGAATTGATGTGTGACTTGTTGCCACCGCATCAGCAAAGATTTCTTTCGGTTTCATGCGCTGATTTTCAGCGATCAGCCTTGTGTTGTTTTCCTTAAGGCTGTTGATTTTCTCGTCAGCCATCTTTAACGCTCTCGCAAATACCTGCTCTGGTGTGTTCCACGCCTTTTCCAGGTCGATAAGGTACTGGCGAATTTCTTTTCCTTTTTCCGTTCTCTGCAACATACAAATCTGTTTTGCCATATCAACAGAAATATCAATATCGTCTACCTCTCGCTGAACCTCTCTGGTTCCCTCGATTTGAACCCGTACTTTTTTGTTCGGGGTTGAAAAATCTATGCCCTGTACGAATCCATACCCAGAATATCTTTCAAACCATTTACTGAAACGTTCTGTACCTTTAACTCCGTCTTCTTTCGATAATAAATCGTATAAATCTCTTGCCGATACTGTCTGTGTATCAAAATTGACTTTCACTAACTCGTCCGTTCCATCCAACTCCTTTCTACTCAAGAAAATACTCAATCGTAACCCCGAAGTAATCTGCAATCTTTTTCAGCTTGTCTGCCTTTGGCTTGCTCTTTCCAGATTTCCAATCTGAAAATACTGTAGGCGCAAGACCAATATCTTTTGCAACTCTGTATGTAGAAATTCCTCTTGCCTTTACAAGCTGTTCAAACTTCTGATACATTTAAACACTCCTTTCCCTTGAAATTAGTTAGAATATTCTATATAATTTTCTTGTAACATTTTGTGAATGGAGGTGATAATCATGAATGCTTATCGCACCATAACTGGCTATTGCCAGACACAAAAGATAACCTACTCCGTTGTTCTTAATTGCATAGATGCCGGAGATGGAAGTTACTTAAAGGGTACTGTTCAATGTAACTATGTAAAATACGGTGGTTCGTGTGAACAATGCTCCTTGCGGAATAATTATCCAGAAAATTTCCGCTAATTCTGTAAGAGCCGAGCAATCGGCTCTTACAGTTTTTAAAATATTCTAACTTTTTATTGCAAATAGTTAGGAAATCCGTTATAATATGTTTCGGTCAAGAAAAAATAAACGGTTCCATTTTTTTAATTATGAAATCGCAACCGTTTTATTAAAAACTATTTATGATTTCATAACTATGGTTATATAGTATACTTCCATAGTCTATTTGTCAAGCATTTTTATTTATGATTTCATAACTATTTTTTATTTGGAGGGAATATGTACGAAATATTTTTGAAACTGCTTGAAGAAAAAGGCGTATCTGCATACAAGGTTGGAAAAGCAACTGGAATAGCCGGTTCTACTTTTACTGATTGGAAAACTGGCAGAAGTGCTCCAAAACAAGACAAATTACAGAAGATAGCTGATTACTTTGGAGTAACACTTGATTATCTTATGACTGGAGAAGAGCAAAACTCTCCGTATTCTGATGATATGGCTGATTTGTTTGTAGAAATATCAAGAAGTAATGATGTTAATAGAATAAAAAGACTTTTGTCTTATTATATGGATTTGAATGAACGTGAGAAAGATTCCGTTGACAGTATTGTAGAATCTCTTTCAAATAAAGATAATCCAAAAAAGAACGGTTAATCCCGTTCTTTTTCCATGCCGCTAATAAGTCTGTAATAAAACCTCAATCGTGTTTTATCCATTTTGGAAATCATGTCAAATATGTATTTTTTATATTCTTCCTCGCTAAAATCTGCAACATTTTTCTCTTTGTATTCCCCCATTTTATTCTCCTCCAATCTCTGCAACCGATAATGTTAATGTCATTATAGAACGTACGTTCTTTGCAGTCAACCCCATACAAAAAAATTACCATTATTTACCAGTAACATTTGAGAGGGCAATGAATCGCCAATCATCGCCCCCTCTCCAGAACTTGAAGTGCCCTTATCGGACAATTTTATTTTACAAATTTTGCCAGCATTATTCAAATCATTTCGGTCGCAAGTTTCGACATAAATCGTCTGATTTGTCACTTTTGGTCAACAAAAACGTCTGGGTTTTGAACAGATATAAAACACTGCTTATGCAGGTTTGTGCCAACTATAAAATCTGTGATGCAAGATTATTGATCTGTTCCTGCTGCGCATCAATCTGTGCCTGCTGGATCTGTACCATCTTTATGAGATGTGGCACCAGCTTGGAATAATCAATACCAATGCCCTGAATAGCTGCGGCATCATCGTCAGCGCAATCAACATCTCCATTGACACAAGACGGGATTAGTTTTGCCATATCCTCCGCGATGCAACCGAAACATCCATCCGGCATATCGGGGTTGATGTAGTCATACGATTTAACCTCTACGTGCAATAACTTCTTGGCTTCCTCATCAGTCATATCCTCAATATTTTTCTTGACGCGTCTGGATGAGGACTGCGTAAAAGCGGATGCATAGATCGGCGCTCGGGCACTGTTATTGCCGTTGGAAACATAAAACGCGCCGTTTGTGGCAAGGTACATATCACCGCCATCATTTTGTACCAAAAGCCGACCGTACATGTTGCTTCCGGCTCCAACCAAGGCGATACCTGTTAATTGAGATGACATACTTTTAAATGCTACGCATCCCGCCGCATTAAAATCTCCCATATAGCAATCATCGCCAACGGGATTCCATGTGCTATTTTTAAATCCGACAGCCCCCGTAAAAGTACCGCCGACTATCGGCATCTTCGTGTTATCTCGAGCCGATCCGTTTGCCAGCAGTCTTCCTTGATTAGCGGATAAACTGTCTGTGGTGGAACTGGATGTCAAATTGTCCTGCACCGGGCGCCATGTATTCGCCGGTATTGTCGGTTTATTGCTTAAATCATCATAGCTACCGGAAAAAGCCACTGGCTTAAGATCAGACAGCCACTTTGCAATCTTGCTAAATAGCGCAGACAACTTCTCGCCAGTGGTTATGTTGGCGCGCTCCGCCGCCGCCGAAAAAGTCACCGTCGTGTCCGAAGCATCCCCCTCCTCGGCTACTGCCCCAACATCCGCCGCCGACAGACTTACGTTCCCACGGCGGTAGGCTGCCTCCTTTGCACCCTTGACCCCCGTCACCGGAGTACCCGCCAGAACATCCCACTTGCCGTCTGATGTTTTGTAGATATTTGCGCCGGCAGGAATTACATTCCCGGATCCCTCTTTAAAATCATCTGTTGTCGTAAATTCGTCTGAAATATTAAACATCCATCCTGCATTGACATCCGGAAGCGCCGGAAGATCTGCAAAAGCACATGTGCCATGCGGCTGCAATCCACCTTTTAGTCCCTCTGATACGTCTTTTGCCTGCTGATAATAATATTTAGCATTATCAGAGTCCTCTCCCTCCCGGCTGCCGGTACCGCCAACGGCATAACTCTGTGCTTTGGTTGCACTATCTGCTGCAGATTCTGCTTTTCCGATAATTTCTGTTGCTTTCCGTGTGGCAATATCGGCTTTCTCACTAGCTGTAATTGCTGATTCACTGGCGGATGTTGCCGCCGCTGTCGCGGTCTGTGCTGATTCAACAGCTGAATCTCTGCTTGATTTTGCCACATTCTCAGATGCCTTTGCATTAGATTCTGATTGTGCCGCTGCCGCCGCACTTGTCTGTGCATTGCTTTTGGATGTTGCCGCCGCTGTCGCACTATCCTGCGCCTCTGTTGCCGCACTTCTTGCATTATCCTCGGATGTTGCAGCATTGCTTGCGCTTGTTTGCGCCTTTGCAACCTCTACTTTGACCTTTGCCAGATAGTTTGGTTCCAGATGTTCTTCTTTGATGCTTCCCTCTTTTACGATAGCTGACACCTTGCCGTCTGTATCGATGATAAATGCTACTGTATCCGTGTCTAAAAATTCATACTGCGTAATCAGCGCCGATAAATCTATGTACTGCTTCGTGCCATCGATCAGAGTCAGTATAATCTGCTGTGTAGTCGGGTTATAAGTAAAGTTGACAGCAATTTTCTCCATCTGTGTGTCAATGGTAACCCTAGAGCCATTTTTCTTCGTAATGGTAATAATTCCTGTAGATTCCTCAAATGTCACATCTGATACAAGTGTAGCAACCTCTGTTTTTGTTGCCTTGGTTGTGTCAAGCGTAATCACACGGTCGTCAATGGTATCTGTGGCACTGTCCAAACTGTTGAGATTCGCTTCATTCAAAGGCGTAGCATCGCTTGGGTAATTCTCCCAGTTGATACGGTTATATGCTTTATTCATGATCCTCGCTCTCCTTTTTAAGATTTTCCTGCATCTGCTCCCGCTCGGCGATAACGTGCCGGTTTGCTTCCGCTTCTACCTGGTGCAAAATATCCTTAAGTACCAGATGCTTAACCTCAATCGGAATATCAACACTTGCATTGATAAAATTGATAATGTCATTCTCAAACTCACGAATTTTTTCATTGACCATTTTCTCATCCTACTTTCTTTTTTAATTCTTCTAGTGCCTCTTGCTGTAACTGTACTGTAGCGATCAGATCAGCGATCAGTTCCGTTTTGTCAAGCGCATAATAGGTATTGCCATCCGGATCTGGATTCTTAGAGCAAATCGCCCAGTCTTCATCTCCAATCGCAGTCAGTACCTCCTGTGCAATCAGACCGTGCCGGTAATGCCCGTCCTGGTCATAGTTATAAACAAATCTGCAAGGACGTAAAGACTGTATAAGCGCGGCGCTCTTTTCTCTGTCAAGGGATTCTATCCCGTGCTTTAGTCGCTTGTCAGAATAAGATTCCCATCCATAGGACGATATTCCTTTTCCGCTTGAGAGCATTTGTGCTATGGTGTTTGCCGACGTGTCGCGCACCGTCACATCAGAGTAACTTGCCGTGAGTTCACGCGTATCTGCCGCCGACCGCAAACCATCCGTTCCCATCTGCACAAGAGTTCCTTCCCGTTTCAGTTCAACCAAGTTGTCCGTACTCTCTGTCGCGTCAATATGCACATACCCACCGGTCATCTCCACAGATCCCCTGAGTTCCAACAAATCAGCTCTAATCTTTAATCCCTCTGCTGACTGGTTAATTTCCGAAACGACACTGTCTCGGGAAACTTTGCTTGTAATCCCCTCTGCATTGACCTGTATTGCCGCCGCAAGCTGTCCTTCTTTTTCCGTTGCCCGGTTGACTTCGGCTGTGATGCTCTCTGCCGTCTGGCTGATCTTACTGGATAGCGTACCCTCGGCGCTCGTTGCACGGTTGACTTCGGCTGTGATGCTACTCGAATTCTGGGTAATCCGTGATGATAACCCATCTGTGGTATTTTTTACCTCTGCCCGGATTTCTGATGCAGTCTGTGTAATCTGTGACTGCAAACCTTTTTCCACATCAACAATCGTTGACTTCGTTTCCTCAATCGACCGTTCGAGAGTATTGCTCTTCCCCTTAAGCTGCAGGATACTTCTCTGAACGCCGTTGACTTTGCTTGTCCTATACTCTTCCCCGTTCGCTTCCAGATCGTCGCGCAAAGCCTGTATGCCTTTCAGCGTGCGCTTTAGGATGTAAGTCTCGATCAGTTCATATTTTGTAGTCATCCGTACCGCATCTCCAACCTCAAGGCATGGATTTCCTTTGCAGTCAGCACTAAATGGTCTGTATATAATTCCTTTTATCTTTGATAACGTTTTTTCTCCAATTTCATTTAATTCCTTTGTTCCCTTCCCATAAACAAGGAAATTTCCCTCGATCACATAAGTGTTTTTGCCATCACCTACAATCACTCCTATATCATTCTCTTTTTCACGAATTTGCAGTTTGTCAATCGTTCTGACAATATAATCTTCATATTGTGCTGAAATGTACTGGCTTTTACTTATGCTGGTGCTTTTTGGATTTCTAGGGTAAAGATCATCCGCCGGGTAAAGATCATTCGCCGGATAAAGCCCCTGTATCTCTTGTGTTAAGTACACATAGCGAAACTTTCCAACGCGTCCGATATTTCCCATACAACCGTTAATTTCAAGTATACAAAACAAAACCTCTTTTCCGCTTATGGCTTCGCCTATCGTGCTTTTCTCTGCGGTATCTGAACTTCCGCTACTTGATGCTTTCACTTCTACAGTTTTTTCAATAATCATTTCATCATTTACAAGAGATACTTCTTCCTGTTCCACTCCAAAATGATTAAAAAAGCTATCTCTGAATTGTTTGAGCGTTACCTTGCTATCTTTTTGTGGAAGTATCTGATTGTACCAATCAGTAACATCAGATGATAAAATATCATACAAAGCATCGTAAGCTACCACATCCCGGCACGTCCGATCTGCCGTAGGTGTGTCAGAATAAACCTTGTATCTTCCTATTTGGAATGGTTTATCTTCGTGACCATCAAGAGTCATCTTTGCAGTCAACCACTTGCCTTTCATTGGCAAGAATACATTGGACACCGTGAATTTAATCATCCCGGCTTCACATGCCCCGAATGTTAATTCAGATTCCGAACATAAGCTTTCTGTCAATTCAAATTTTTCTTGGTGCAGTTCGGTGTTTGTGATATTGATTTTCCCATCATCAGATACGATGTTTAACTGTTTGTCTACGCTGTCCTTTAAAAACAGGATTGAATATTGGTAATCAACCATCGTATACACCCCCTATAAATGCCAGTCTTACAGAGTTGTAATGGATTTGACCGCCATAAGTCCCGTATATTGTAGGTTGAAAATCTGCCATGTAACCATACTGTGTTACATAATCGTCATACTCCGGTATGTACGCCGTGATATAGCAATCTCTTCCGGTTGCATTGGTAAACTGCTGACGGATTTTACTTATAATGGCATTAAATTCCGTGTTTGTAAGCATAGCCCGTGTTTCAAACTCAACTTTTAACGCCTTTAATTCCACGGCATTTCTATGTAGATAGCCGTTAGCGTCCGTATAATCATCTAAGTCCTGCATATTTACATATGGGCTATATGTCTCCGGTTTCATAAAAGACATTGGAACTGTATAATTTCCAATCTTTAACAACCATCCGCTGTACGCCATGCCAAACACCTCCAATCAAGTTTTCTTTTCAGTTTTGCAAATATAAATACCGTTATCATCACTTGAAAATAAGATTTCAGTTTTTCCGTCCGGCAGAATATCCGCCACGACGCAATTATTCGGATTTCCTATTGGTGTGCGACTTTCCGGGCACTTGCTCCAGTCTATTGGTTTATATTTTTTCATGGCTATTCTCCTAAAAATGGGTACAAAAATAGCACCTACCACCAATTTGATAGATGCCACTTCTTTTTCTTTATCTATTTTGTGATTACTTCGATATTGGTCGCTTTAATCACAATTTTCTCCGGCGTGTGAATTACTTCCGCGTTTCCATATGTAATCTTGATTCCACTCATAAAATCCCTCCTAAATTTCATACTCCGGGTATGCTGCTTCCCAAGCATCCCTGTGATAAGTGTTAACCTCTCCATAATTCGCATCAAAAATCTTTTTTACGCCATATCCAAGTTCAATGCTCTTTTCTTTGAGTTTTCGCCAATTAAATGTTTTCCAGTCCACACCGTTCATTGCTGCAACACGCTTAATAGAATACCAGTCCTTGCTATAATCAAGTTCTTGCTGCAGCTTTTCATTCTCCTGTTCTGCAATCTGCCTGCGCTCTACTTCATCCGCATATGCCCGAAGTGCCGATGGAAAATCTTGCGGTATCTGTCCTCTCTCCATCTCATCAAACCGTTTCACATACCTTGCAGTAAATATGATTCCTTTTTCGCCATTAAATTTGTTGGCGAGGAAATCACACCCCATTTTGGTGACTTTATAGCATTTATTTTCCTTGCCGCTTGCGTCTTTGTAGGTGGATGGAATAAAATAATCACTGACAACAATTTTGTTGTTAGTTAATATCTGTATAATTCCAACCTGTTTTGTGCTTCCATCTTGGTTTTTAGTTCCCTCTAATTTTCTTAAAATTTGCCAATGTTCCAGTTCCATCATTTCAGCAATTTCAAGTGTTGTTATCGTCTGTACATCATTTCCGAATCGGATTTTATCTTTAGTCGAAAGAGCAGTATATTCCATACCGTCCACCTCCTAAAATTTTTCTCCGATTCCACATTTCGCAGAACCGGATATAGTTATTTCGTGCGTGTTAGGAACATACCCTAACAGGAGTTACGCACTATATATTCAATCCATTTGGATGAATTTTCAAACAAAAAGACCACCAAAGACTGAATTTCTTCAATCTCTGGCGGTCACGAATCCGCACCTATTCCTCATAGGCTTGCAGGACATCCTAATTCTTTAGGTCTTACCTGCGTGATTTTTAATTATTTTGTATTCTATACCATATGCCAAAATCTGTCAATCAAATTCCAACCTCTGCTGCATATTGGCATCGTCAATCTGTTCCTGCAAAAAATACGGCGTCTGATAGGCATTTATCACTTGCACTGCCTTATCACACTGGCTACGCTTGATGCTCTTGTAAGACCGAACCCCAAAGTTGTATTTCAGATTAGCATACAGGTTGTTGTAAACCTTTTGGCGTAATCCACGATTGCTGTATGCGCTCGACTGTTTTCCTCCCATGATTGAAACGCCTTTCTTTCTGACAGCTTCCGTAATGCGGTCGGCTTCCACCGGAAGTATCGGCAAGTCCATCTTAAGGCTTTCCAAATCCGCCTTGATTTCGTCAACCTCTGCTTTCAGTTCCGTGTGCCCCTGTGCAAGCAATGCAATCTTCCCGTCCGTGGTCTGAGGCATCATATATGTACCAGTCTTGCGAATAGATGGGAGAACTTCGGATGTTACCCATTTCTTGAACTTCTTTGCACTTTCCAGTTTGCTACCAAAGATGAGTGAGTAAAGACCACTTTCATTTATAACGGTTATATCCCTATTCTGACCCTGACTCACCATTTTGGTGAGTCGCTTATCCTCTTCGTCTACATGACGGTTAATATCTCTACTACCGTTTTGGTACCCCAGAATATCCGCTACGTCTTTTCCTACAAACCACGGCTCATTGTCAATGACTACTGTTCTAATATCTCCAAATTCTGGATTGTTAAAAATCTGAATATCGTTCATCAGCAAATCCCCCTTATATTTTTGGAACATAAGTTCCATCCATAATGCCGATAGCAAGTTTCATGCCCTCTACGGCATAGAAGCGGTTATTGTCAGTAGTGCAGTCAATAAGAAGTTCTAGCAATTCATCATAAACGCTTTCGCTTACAATGCCCTTAAGTCTCTCCATGAGCGGTTCAAAAAATTCACGCCATTTCCCACCCTGTTCCTCATCTGCAATTTGGCTTGCGTATACTATTTCTAAAAATTTGTTCATTATCTTGCACCGCCTTTCTTTACAAGGCGGTAAATACCGTCGTGATCTATTACGTCTTCATCATTCAGATCTGCCATAAATATTACAACGCCGCGCAACAATTTTTCGTTATCACATTCGATTGCGAGCCGAGAAAGCAACGATCTGTACTGCTCAATTTGGCTCGGCAAATAAGTTCCATCCTTTTTTATGATTTCATTTCTGAAAATGTCCTTAAGAATTTCACTGGCAATATCAACCTCGCCGGATTCGTTCTGCAGTCCGAGCAAATTCATGGCTGATGTTACCACTTTGCGAAAACCAATCGGAGAAAAATTATCAATGTCCGTTTCGGTACTCCAACCACGGTTATACTTCATCCTCTCGATTTCCACAACATGATTCACTTTCTCCATCAGCGCGTCACTATTAAGTATCGTTCTTACAATTTCTTCAATGCTTCTCATAGATTTTTCCTGCCTTTCGTTTGCTGTTTGACAACCATTCCAAAAAGCGGTATAATCCATGTATCAACCGCTTTTGGTGGCTGTGTTGAATAAAGCGTTTAACTTGTCTAGGGTTGGAACGCTTTATTTTTTGTTGATTTCTTCTTTCACTTTTCTAATCCCCATGTTGATAACATCCGTTCTGCTTGTTTTTAACTTATCCGCACAATATTGCAAATCCTCTGCTTCTGCTTTTGTAAGTCTCAAATCAAGCCTAACATTTTTAGGATTATCAGTAAGTTTCTGTCCTTTTTTTAATGGAGACACATAATCACTTCCTCTCTTTTTGATTGCACGTGCAATCTTTATGCCTTAATAATATATGTACGTGCAAAGAAAGTCAATACTATTTTGAAATATTTTTCAAAAAAAGAAGCGCATCACTGCGCTCCCTCTTTTATACCCGCTTTCCCCAGCCTTTCCCAATCTGCATCCCTAGTACATTCATCCTTTTTCTTCAATAAGTTTTCGTTCTCTTTTTCCAGTTTTTCTATTTTTATTTCCAATTTCTTTTTCTCTTTTTTCAATGCAATATTCTCTTTTTCCAAATCGTCCGCACGAATAAGCGCGTTTGACTCCCGATTAAAAAGATCAGTATTGTGCGCCTTTAATGCATCTTTTTCTTTATTTAACTCTCTTATTTCCCATTTGTAATTCTTTTTATCTTGCGTCATCTTAATTTTCAATTCTTCTATCGTTTGATGTGCTTTATTCAACTTCTTTTTGCACTCATTTAGTTCTGATTCAGACTCCCTATTCTCCATCGTAATTCTCCACATATTAAATCCAAATTTATATGAAAGTGTAGCCACAATCATTACATATAATTTTATTTATTTCATATGTTTGATCTTTTCTCAAAATCTTTTCCTTTTTATTTACTAAAGTAAACGGTTTAAATGGATTTAGATTTGCAGTGTATCTTGTCTTTGTTTTGCCTGGTACAAATTTCTGCTCCGTATAATGAGAACAATTTTCGCTCCCACATCTTGGACAGTAAACCTCTTTTTTTTCTCCGAATAAAGTATATTTATATATACCATTAAATCCCGTGTTTTGAGATCTTTCAACAGAATTTCTTAAGAATAATTTTCCAACACCTGTAATCTCTGGCTCTTTTGGGCGTTCCCACCCTCTATCATTTTCGTTTTCTTGTTCGTATGATTTATAAAATTTACTTTTCCCCGCAGACATTTCATTGTTTTCGTGTTGTTTTAACGGAAAACCGCAATTGATACACATTTCTGCTTTGTCTGAAATTTCTTTTCCACATTCAGGACATTTAATCAACGCCATGTGTTACCCTCCCGCCACTTGTAATAAAATGATTCTACCACAAGTGGCGGTATTTGTCATTAGAAAATATATGCTTCTCTTTTTACCTCTCTATTATTCGTCGTAATTCTATAATTTTCTCAAATAATCTTCAATGTATGAAATGTATTCAACTGGTATTCCGTTAATTACATCAACCGATATATCAGAATAACTACTATTTATCGACCAATCATAAACATTTTCTTTATTTAATTGCGATATTTCTCCAGTTTCTTTGTTTTTATAAGTATACTTATCTTTTTGCTTTAAATTCACGCAAACCGTCACTGCCATGTCTGACATGTCAAATTTGTAATAGTCATAAAGCGTAAATATACACATTGTTTCATTGCTATCTTTACCAAGATAAAGTGTATTCATATTTTCAAAATCGATTCGATTTTTCTCACTGTCTATATACACATGAATATCAAAGTCCTTTTCATCGTTTTCAAATAGCCAATAAATATCTTCTTCCGAAAGTTTGCTTATATCAAATTCCACTATAACATATGGCATATATCCATCGTCATGTTGCATTTGGCATAGTTTTACTGATTTTATGCCAAGAGTGCTATCATTATAATTCATACCATCATACGGTATGCTATTTACTTCTTTTTCAATTCCTCTTTCACTTTTTGTTACAACTGTTCCATCCTTTTCCGTTGTTTTTTTCCCCTCTTCTTCATAATCGCTTTTACATGCCGTTAGCATCAATGTAAATGCCAATAAAAATATTATCCCACACTTTTTCATGTAGTTCCTCCCACTTGTGATATGCCATAAAAAACATACCACAAGTGGCGAAAAACATCAATCAAAATATTGGGACTGGATTTTTTTGCATTCTCGTTGCTTCTTGTCTCCATTTCTTTACTGTGCCTTTATATACGCTATCAGAATCTAGAACAGCGGTAATATCTGCGTTTTCAAGCCTATATGCGATGACTTCTCCTAGCTTTTCGTAATCTATAGCCCCAGACATGGCGATTTTCATTTCTCTTCCTATGTCACTTTCTAAACCAATTGATTTATAGTCTACTGATGCCGCCATATTAGATTTTACATTATCGGTTATATTTCTTGTAAACTGGTATGCAACTTCTGGCGCTTCTTGTATTCCCGAAAAGCTTTTTCTTATACCGTCTGACCATTTTTTTATTTCATCGTAAGTGGATTGAGACCCGTCCGAAATTCCATTATTAAATCCAGCCACGGTAAATCCAGCAAATCCTTCAAACAACTTTGATGGAGAATGGATCTGCATCATATTGGTAAACCAAGAGCTTATATTTGAAACCCAAGTGCTTATAACTCCTTGTGTAGAGCTTTGATTTCCAGATATTCCGTTATTAAATCCCTCTACGGTATGTTTTCCATATCCAGAAAAAACAGTGGACGGAGAATGGATTCCCATGTTTGTTTCAAATGGATCTTTTATGGCATTGTTTATATAATCTAGCATGTATGAACCTGTTGTTGACTTTTGGTTTTCAATTCCCTTGTTATACCCATCTGATGTATTTTTAGCCCAACCGTCTCCAAGATCAGACATCATTTTTTCTTTTAACTTTGCATTGTCCGATATCGAACCAGCTATCTGATTTACCGCATATGGAGCTTGCGATACGCCTCCATCTCTAAAACCAAGGACAACTACTGATCCGCCATCTAGCGCTACTTGATATCCTCTATCTCTATACCAAGATATTATTTGATTTTCGAGTTCAGTAGTCATTGTTGGAACTGCTTCTGTTGCTCCCGCTTTTCCTCCAATTCCAAATTGCACGACGCCCTTTTCCCCAAGATTGTACATTTCTTGATCGGTTGTTCCATATGCATCAATAATTGTTTGATAAAGTTGTATTGCCTCTTCTCCGACAACTTGTTTTCCATTTACAAAAACACCACCTAAATCATCTATTGCTTTTGAAGCGTTTATTGCAACTTCTCCAAAATCTACAGAATCTAGTGCTGATGACAAATTTTGATACTCAAGAGTATGTGTCGCCAAAAGACTGTTTGCGATCTCATAGTCAGAGTTTGCTTTTTCCATCTCTTCTGTAAGATCTTGTTGAGCAGATTTTAAATTGGTTTGTTCTTTTTCTAAGAATCCTATTTGTTCAATAAGCATTTGCTGCGCTTGCGCGCCATTTTCTGCCTCTATGCCGTAAGCGCTTAAAGATTCCTTGTTTTTTTCATACCAAATATTTGAATCTATGTATGGATCTATATTGGCTGCAATATCATTAAGCTTTTCCAATTTATCGGCATTTTCTCTGTAATTTTTATTAGCAATTTCAAGCTCAACATTTGCGGACGCAAGTGCCGAACCATAATTTTTAACAACATCTTCATAGGCAAGAACCCTATAGTATTCTTCTTGTGCGTTTATAAGCTTCTCCATTTCGTTTTTTTGCGCGGTGTATCTTCCGGTAGTAGCATCAATCATATCTTGCAAAGCAGGGCATGCATCTATAAGATCAGAAGCACGCTGCTTTAAAATTACTTGTTCTCCAGCAGTAAGGCTTGTTTTATCAGCCAGTTCAAAATAAGAAGATGCTAGTTTTTGAAGTTGTTCTGCGCTTGTGTCTGCTTCTGTTACAAGGCTTTGCGTTGTTTCCGAAAGGTTTCTTAATGAATTTGACGCTTCTTTTATTCCGTCTACATTTGATCCGATTTCTTTTTGCCAGTCAGAGTATTCATCTGCAATTTTCTTATCCCAGTTCCTTTCCATGTTATACAGCGCTAGAGCAAGACCTCCAACCGCCGCTGTAATAAGCGCTATTGGATGCGCTACCGCTAATGCCGCAATGCCTTCTAACCCGGTTTTTATAGAATCTATTGCAGCTTTAAGTGATTCAAGACCAGATATTGCTTTAGTAGATATCTTTATTGCTGATATAACAGAAAGAATTGTTGTTTCAATAGGCGCGGCGCTAAACATTCCAGACCAAATACTAATCCCAGCATTTATTGCATCCCATAAAAGTCTGGCTACTTTTGCTCCTATGCTCGCAAAGTCTATGTCAGATAAAAACTCCCCTATTTTTTTTCCGATTAAATCCCATCTTGTCTTTTCTAGGGCGGTAATCATTGTATCAAGTAGACCTTTTGCCCATTTATTCAATGTTTTTGCCAGCAAAGAAAACTTAAAAGTTTTGAAAAAACTATTTATTCCAGCAGCTATAGAATTTCCAAAATTTTTCCAATCAAATCTTTCCCCAAACGAATCCAAAAATTCTAATGCAGTGTTAAGCGCACCAGCGATAGTTTTTCCAATGTTAGAAAAAAGACGCGGTTTAATAAGTCCATTAAGGAAATCTGCCAGCCCTTTTCCAAAGTTTCTAGCCTTGGAATAAATGTTATCCCAGTCAATGGATTCCATGGCATCTGATAGCGCATCGCTGATATATGATCCAAGTTCACGCAAACTTCTGATCTGACTTTCATAGTCCTTGAAAATGGTATCTACCTGTACCAGCCCACCGGACGCACCACCTCCGGATGCACCACCACCGCCGGAACCACCAGAACCAGATCCGCTTGAATTATCCGGAGTGGTAATCAGATTCAATTCGTCAAAGGCTCTTAAGCCCTTATTCATCTTTTCAACGTTCTTCGCTGCCTGTCCCGTGCTGTCTGCTATATCAGCCGCGCTCCCTGCTGCATTAGACCAATCATCTGCCAAACCACCGGCAGAAATTTCAAATTTCCATCCGAAGATTGATCCTAACGCATTGGTTACTGTTGTTGCAAAAGCAATAACTTTCTGCATGACTGCATTAAGAGTTCGCACAAACGGTTTAAAAGCGTTAATCAGTGCGCCACCGATAATAGCCGCAAGCTGTTCAAATGACTGCTTAAGGATTCTTACCTGGTTTGCCCATGTGTCTGATGTTCTCGCAAAGTCTCCCTGCGCCGCGGCTGTATTAGCCATAACATACTGATACCGGAGCATGGTCTTTTCTGCCTGCGTCATAGACGAAATGTCAGCATCCAATCCCTGCTTCATAGCCCACTCTTTAAGTGTAGCCTGTGTGAGGTCAAGACCATATTTTCTTAACGGCTCTGTCTCTCCGGTAAATACTGCCTGCAAGTTTCTAGCAACGTCAGACTGCTCCATATCATAGAAAGAAGCCATATCCGCAGTAAGCTTTGTAAGCTGTAGCGACATGTCGGCCATCTTTCCTTGTGAAAATCCCATGGCTGTACCCATAGCTTGGAATCGGCTTGCCACCTGTTTAGCGGTCAACTCTGACATGCCAAAATCCTGTATGGATGTTTTTGAAAAGTCCTGTATCAGCTTCTCATAATTGCCGAATGTGGTACGAACAACGTTTTCAACCTCTGTCAAAGAAGATGAAATGTCGATAGCATCCTTAATCTTTGAAAAAGCACGAAATAACAGCCAGTATGACGCATATAGTTTTCCAAATGCTGACGCAAGACTAAAGCTGCTACTCTTCGCCTTGTTCGCAGATCCACTAAAAATGTTCAAACTTTTTCCGAGAGATGTTGCTGCTCTACCGGATGATGCGCCTGTTTTTGCCAAATTGGCAAGTGCTTCTGTCATCCGGATGATGTTTGCGCTTACGTTAGGCGCTTTTGAAAGAGTCTCAAACAGGTATTTAAGGTTATCTGCAAGCAAAGGTATGTTGTTTACTGCCCTGCCGCTCGCAACGCTTCCTAACCTTGATATAGACGTCACAAGGCTACTCATGTTTGTCATATCAAATTTCAGTTCGCCGATTTTATTCATCTGGCGCACAAAGTTCTGCAACTGCGCTGATATTTGCGGCAAATTGGCTGTCGCCTGTGTAGAATTCGCCAATCCAAGTTTACTAATGCTTTTAATCAGATTAGACAAACCTGTTGTATCAAAGTTAAGCGCCCCTACGCTGTTCATTCCTTTGACAAAATAAGCAAGGTCATCCTTAATTTTAACTAGATTGCTTGTTCCTACAGTAGCCAAAGTTCCGCCCATTTTAGACAGAGCAGCCGCCGTATTTAAAATGCCGCTGGTATCAATCGTTTTCGTATCTTTCATTCCTGCAGCAAGATTTTTCATTGCCGCAGATATACCATAGAAAGATGATGTGTCTACATTTGAGAATTTGCTTAATGCGGTGGCAAGTGATGTAATCTCTTTTGATTTTGCACCCTTAAACCCTGTTGCCGCGTCAGACATGCTTCTAATTCCAGATGCTATGTTTGAAAGTTTACTGGTATCAAATGATAGACTTTTCCCAAGACCATCCAAACTTGATGCAAGTTTATCAATTGAATCACTCGCTTTTGCAGAATCAGCCTTAATTTTTATCTGTAATTCATCAATATCTGCCATGACCGCACCAACTTTCTACGCATAATAAAAAGACGGTAGGCTGTGACACCTTACCGTCCTTGATTTTTTACTGAATCAAAATTTTCTGCCCTACATAAATTTTGTTTGGGTTCTTGATCCCGTTGTCTTTCTGCAATTTTGCAACCGTTACATTGTTTTCTTTTGCGATCTTTGAAAGCGTATCTCCGCGTCGTACCGTATACGTTATCTTTTTATCTTTAGACTGCACAGAAGCATCCGTTGATCGAATATCTCCATCGTTGCACCAGCCTACCGCAACTCCATTCTTTGAAAAGCAATATGGATTGTGCGTGCCCGCCTTGATTCGTGTAATCGTTCCGGAAGCATACTTGATGATCGCATCTCCAATACCAGCCGTGGAAGATTTGTAGTAAGAAGAAACCGTGATTTCCTCTCCAACCTTATGAAGTGTATTTTCTGGCTCCGGCATAACATTTACCGTGTCTACCGCTACATACAGTTCATTCAGATCGACGCATCCGGAAACACCAGCTACAAATCCCTTTGAACTGTACTGCCATCCGTAAAGTTCATGAAGAATATCAGGCTTCTTGTCTTCCGGTGCGTCCGCCGTAATCATCATAGGCGTACTGGACGGGTATCTTGCAACCCAAAACGGGCAATCAATATGCTCAAGATATGGCTTGATATAGCTGTTGTAAAAAGACAGACCCGTGTATACACCAAATTTGCACCCTGCGGCTTCAATGATCTTCTGATATTCATTGATAATAGAGACAATCTTATCACCAATATTCTGCTGGCACTTATCCTCTACGTCCAGCCATACCATCACATTTCTTCCGGAAAGAACTTCGATCACTCTTTGCGCATCGGTCCGCGCTTTTTCTGCGTTGGTTGCGTAGCTGTAATTATATACGCCCTGCACTGGAACGCCAGCTTCTGTTGCTCCCGTCCAGTTTGCTTCAAAATACTTGTCCGGCTGCAAATCTTTTCGGATTACTTTCAAAATGGCAAATTCAACGCCGTTCTCTGCTACTTTTGACCAGTTAATATTTCCATTGTAACCGGAAACATCAATACCTTTAATTTTCATGTGGCACCTCTTCTTTCTTTGGGTGGCTCAACTCATAATTTGATTGCTTAATTTTGAGTTTTGCCACAAATAATTCTCTTTGTTTCTGAATTTCCTCTTCTGTCATTTCAGAATCGTTTAACAAACTATGCTCTGTGATAGGCTTGTCTACATACTTTGATTTAGCTTTTTTACCAGCAAGACAATGTTCTACTGCCACCGATACCGCAGACAATCCGTATGTTCCAAACCACATCCACATCTCATTGTCTCTTTGCTTTTTATCTAAGTTGTAAGCA